CCGGTCACGACGCTGGGTTCATACCCCGGAGATCGCTGGTTCAAATCCAGCCACTGCTACCACGCAAGTTCGTCTAACTTCTCGGACCTCGGGATCATTACCCTTGATATAGGTATAGAATCCTATGCTTGCAACCACGTAAGATAGTCTAAATACCAGTAGCGATCCTGCAAAAACGACGTCGGCAGCATGCGCCGAAATTATAGGCTTGGTAACCTGTTCTTACAACCACGTGCTAGATGGTAGTCTAGCTAGTAAGGTTAGTGACCTTATGATTAAGTAGGTTTACAACTACAAAACTAAACTCCTAGTCTCGGAGAGGCCGTCTGGTACGGACGTCAATTTGGTAAAGCAGTAGTTGCTAGCTAGCTTCAGCCTGTAATCTTTTAGTACAACGGGGGGTATAGCTCAGTTGGTAGAGCGCTTGACTGTTAATCAAGATGTCGTAGGTTCAAGTCCTTCTACCCCCGCCATGTCCAGTCATGTTAAGGCCAACTTCATCGGCCACTCCCCATGATTTGGACTTTTGTGAACGTAACTCAGTGGTAGAGTACCGGTAGTCGCGGGTTCGAGTCCCGTCGTTTACACCAATTCGGTTGTAGGTTTAAGTTAAAACCGTGGGATTGCCCAAAATGTCGGTATCGAATCCGACTGCCCGAACCCTGGTTCCTTAGCTCAGTTGATTAGAGCGCCGCCTTTACACGGCGGAGGTCACTGGTTTGAATCCAGTAGGAGCTACCAACTATGACAAACAAACGCAAAGCAGAGATAGCCACATTCCTTAGTGGGATCAGTCTCGTCCTAAAATTACCAGGAAATACAGCTAAAACTAACGCAGATATTGCCGAACAATTATCCGCCATCTCTCAGGAGTTAACGGCAGATATTAACAACCAGCCAAATAAGCCTCCAGGATAACTATGGAAATAGACTTACTAACTGAAGACACGATGGAAATCTTCGATGACATCCTGAGTCTCAAGTTTGAAGAACAGTTTGGACTGTTCATTAACCTGGCAGAAGCATTGTCAGAAAGAGATCTAACTGACTTTACTACCAATCTCGCTAAGTGGAGTCATGCTGCGCTTGAAGACAAGGAACGTTGGGACAACCTACGTAAAGCAGTTGTAGTGGCGTTGAAGACTTCGCCGAACGAAATACAATCTTTGTTCATGGCTATCGAAGACTGAACCCAAACCCTATGTGATACAATCGGAAGAAGCAACTACTCGTTGCAAAATCCACATAGGAGATAACATGGGTGCACCCAATTCAGATCTGTTTAAAGCCAAGAAGGCAAACAGTCAACAAAAGATTGAGATCGAAATGCTTCGTAAGCACATCGCAAAGCTCAACTTAGATCTACAGCTTATAAAGCTTGCTCTAGAAGCTGTAAAGCAAGAACTGCGCGTAGCAAAAACCATTAAGCGTAAGCCAGTAAAAGAATCAAGGCCCAAGGTGACTACCAATGATGATTCCTAACACGCTACTGCTTATGTTAGCCATCTATAGTATCTGCTCAAGCGTACTTGCCAGTGTCGGAACGTTGTTCCTAGGTTACCTATCAGTAGAGACACTACTTGCTATTAAGTATTACATTACATATAAGTCATGGCCGAAGAGCGGACTAGCGTTAGAGAACGCCGTCCTAAGACATCAAGCCCAAACTGCACATAGTAGATTGGCAGAACAGCAGGGTGAAAACACTCTGCTTCAAGATAAAATCACTGAACTAGACAAAGAACAAGCCTCTATTTTAAAGAGGCTCATAGAGGGAAAATAATGAGAACTTTTGAAGTCGCATGTGCTGTCCTACGAACTGTCCGTCGCACTGCCACCGTTACCGTCGAGGCTAATAACTTTGCAGCAGCTGAAGCAGCCGCTGCAGCCGTCCTAGCCGTAGACCTGAGTGCCGATACCGTGACAAGCCGTGACCTTGTAGACACTACTAGCGTGAGTGCGCAGAGCATTACGGTTGTGGCTGCTGCTCCTGAGACTCCTGGGTTTGACAGCCACGGATTTCCCCAGGCAGTAGTGCAGGAACGACCAAATGGTTACCGTCAGGTAGGCCATACGTTCGATCCAGAAGCGTAATAATACGAGGCGAGCCCACAAGGCTCGCCTCTTTCATTTGGGGGTCCTATGGATCTACCCGTTTTTGTATTCAGCGAAGACGACTGTGTACCGTTTCCAGGCACACAGATGCTACTCGATTTACCATTAGAACGAGCCAAGCTACTCAAGTCAGCAAGCTTAAGAGAAGCAGCAACTGGCAAATACTCTGATCAAATCGCAATAGGCTTCTCTGTAAGAGACCCTCGGGTTGTAATGAGTTCTATTGATGAATACTCAACTAGTGTCCATGAAATTGGAATACTATGCAGAGTAGATGAACGAGAGGAATGTGACGACTTTGAACTCATTCACCTTACTGGTATAGAGCGCATCTACTTACACGATTTCAGAATAATGGAATCACCTAGTACAGACCAGTCTATCATCTTAACAACACATCAGCCTGTAAGCGAAGACTTCCTAGAAGCAGAAGAAGCTTTGATTCACGACATGGAAAATCTCTTCAATCTCATTACTGAGAATCCAAAGATTTATCCTGCGCTATTAATCGCAGACATTCAAGCAACTCAAAGTTTAATCTCAAAGATGAATAAGCTAGCAGACTATCTGCTAGGAAGTCCGCAAGAAAGAATTAAGTATCTATTAGAAGATGATAACTATGTTCGATGGGATAGTATAGTTACGCTAACCGTAGCTATGGCTGCTAAGCGACCTAAGATGTCTGGAAAAAAGAAGAAACCAGTTATAAAGAAGCAGCCAGCAAAAGAAATAACTGTCCCAGAGCAAGCTCTGCAGCTTCCATTAGACGAAGACTCTATGCGCAACATTAAGCGCGAAGTAAATAAGTTAGAGAACTTGGCCAAAAGCAGTACAGAGTACGCTATGGTTATGGACTACTTAGATTGGGTTGTATCTGTTCCCTGGAAAAACACATCCTATAAAGACTTTGATCTGTCTAAGCTAAGAGAAACTTTGGATGAGACTCATTATGGTCTTGACGAAGTCAAAGCCCATATTCTAGAGCATCTAGTTGTTGAACGACTACGCGGTGGTAACACCGGTACAGTATTATGCTTTGTCGGTTCGCCCGGTACAGGAAAAACTAGTATTGCTCAGCAGATTGCAAAAGCAACTCATAGACCCTTGCAACGAATTGCATTGGGCGGGCTAAGCGACGAAGCGGAAATTCGAGGTCACCGCAGAACTTACGTAGCTAGTAAGCCAGGTAGATTTATCACCGGGCTAAAGACCGCCAAAGCTATGGACCCGCTCTTTCTTCTAGATGAGGTCGATAAGATAGCTAAGTTCAAAGGCGATCCCATGACAGCGCTTCTAGAGGTCTTAGACCCAGAGCAAAATCATTCCTTCGTTGACAGATACCTAGAGGTACCAGTGAACTTAAGCCAAGCTATGTTCATTTGTACCGCAAACAATAAAGCAGACATTGACCCAGCCTTATTAGATAGAATGGAACTGATTGAGTTCCGAGATTACACTCTCGAAGAAAGAACACACATTACAACCAACTATCTAATGCCCAAGGTATTAAGCTTCTACAAGCTAGAAAGCTTTAATATTGTTTTCGATCCTACGCTGATTGATGTACTGTGTAAAAACAGTATACAGATTAGACAGATTGAAAAAGACATAGCAAAGCTGCTTAGGATGGCTGCAGTCAAAATTCATGTACATGGAAGTGAGAGAGTTATCATTGATAGCGATTTCTCCGACCAAGTACTCAACAAATATAAAAGTAAAAACAAGCCCATTGGGTTTGGAGGACGATAATGATTCAAATCACACTAGACAAGCTACCACAGCGTATTTGGTTCGCAAAGAATACTAAGACCGGCAAAGCCCAGATTAGATTCAGTCGAGGCGAAGTACGTGATATTCGAGATGACGCTAAAGCCAAAGGAGAAGCTATGACCATCGGGTCATATGCTACACCAACGGTTGCGACCCACGGATAGGTCTTGGCCCCTTACAGGGCCTTTGTTTCAAAGGCAGTCATGAATTTATATTGTATCAATTTAGACATCTGTGGCTGGTTTGGAGAGTTCGCTGATGACAGTGAATTCTCCTGCCCTGTTTGCCACGCTTTAGCTATTCCGCTAGAGAAATTAAGAACGGAAAAAGATGAACTTATTAACCAGTTCGTCTTCGCAGAAGCTGACCTCCCTGGTGAATCTTCACAAAGAGAACCAGAAGATCCAATGGAAGATTCTGACTCCTAATACTGAAGTCACACGTTTGCGAGCCTTGTTAGGCGTTTCACAAACTTACTATTCCAAAACAAAATCAGGGTTGTTGACCTCCGCAAAGATGAGGCAATTGCAAACAGTGGGTATTCACCCCACTAAGACCCACTATCATAAAGGACTGGTGAGTACAGTACTCTATACCAAGGGATTAAACCTTGATCTGTCGGCTATTGACGCACACATAAGGACCACTGATAGCGCTGAGATTAACAACCTTCATATTGAAGCTAGCATACTTCAATACTTAGCTTTTAATAAACAAGGCGTCTCTACGAAAGAAGCATTAAAAGAAAGAAACAAACGACTATGTGTAATCGCTAAAGTAGCTTTACCTTCCTATGTTTGGGAAGAGCTTAGATCCACAAAAACGTTTATGAAAAACACAGCCCCTTATGTTGGGCTGTACAAGGCATCACTCAATGAATCTAAATGACAATTTCAACTTCATCTTGCCATACTCTATTGGCGGCAATGCTTCAAATCTATCTCTGGAGGCATCTAGAAACTTTGCTACGTATTACTCTGGATATAGAGGATGGTGTGCAGAGAATATATCCATTGACGAAGGCCCTGACAGATACTCTTACACGTCGCGGTCAAGCCTTACACTAACAAGAAATTGGTTAGTTCCAAGATTTGAAATTGATACTCCAACATGGTTTGTCAGATGCTCAAGTATTGAAACTTGGTCTAGAAGAGAAAGCGTAATTTCCAACGCTAGTTTGCCTGCAAAACACAATAGAGATTTACCATTCTTGTGGGTAATTCCAAAGCCTGCTGTAGTTGAAAACGGATATTCATATGCTGACTCAGAAACAATTGCGTACTTAGAAAGCCCACTGTTTTCTATAGCAGTCGCAGGGGATCCACTAGAAGGATCGCAGGGGCTTAACGGTACTAATAACATTAGGCATCAGCGCCACCAGCATGGCGTCTTGCGCATCTTTTCCAAAGAACAAGCAAGCGAATTGATTCCAGAGTTAGAGAACAAAGTCCCTACGATTAAAATCACAGGGCTGACCAGAGCTACTCCAGCTAACCCAAAGCCTAGTTATTCACTCAAGAAGCAAACCAAAGCACAAATCTTATCTGGCCAACGGCTATTCAGTTATATCCAGATAGTTACTGTCGTCGCAAACGACGGAACAGAAACTACAGAAAACTTGATTTCAGTAGGAATAGTTGGAGATGAAATACTCTTGAACTCCAGATACTCCGCTATATGTCTTCTAGCATTGATTGAATTTATTACATCAACAGAGTGGATAAATGATATCAAGTACCCGAACCAGGCTATTGTTCGAAACTTTTCTAGCGATCCAGAGTTCTGTCTATATTCTCAACCAACTGTGCCGTTTAATATCAGCAATATCCCTGACACCAGCCACACGTCATTAAAAAACAGAGAGGCTAGCGATCTTACAGTCTTGAACTCTAGCGAAAGTGTTACTCGTGCACCGTTTGCCAGAACTTATTTGGCGGCAGTAAACAAAGTGGAATCTTACAGAGATCAAATTAAATCAATAGAGCAGGAAAGGAAGAGACACGAACAATTGATCCTTGAACACACCAGTTATATTGCAGAACGTACGCGTAAGATTGATCGGCTACAGAAAGATATCCTGACCGATAAAATACTTGTCAGAGAGGAACGACAAAAGGCTTTAATTGCTTCAGAAGCAATTCTCAAGCAAACTGATATCGTTGAAGTACTGACTCCGCAACTAGATGGACTTAAGGAGCTATTTAATAGCAAGTTAGAAAAATATACAGCTGAAGGAAGTTCTGTTCCTGCACTGGATAAGTATTTGTCCAACATGGGAATCAAGATTACTAAGTTGACATTCTTTGATGCTGAAGGCGAAACCATCAAATCACAAGACGTAGATGTAACCGGCATCCTTATGAATAGGTATGCAATCAAGAGTATGTCTTTTGAAACAACCCGACCTATGAACATCAACGTACTGGATACTAACAAGCAAGTAGTTGATACTAGAGTCGGTGGACCATACCGTGTACGTCTCAAGCGATGTGCTGTACAGGAACGCTTTCAAGTACGGATTAATGCATTAAGTCATGACAGTATTATAGGCATCGAACCTGTAACAAACACCGGCATCTTTTACGCAAAAGCCCATCCTCATACTGGCTGTTCTGCCTTGAAAAGAGATGATTATGTATCAGGGCTTGAAAGTCTTGTAAGCCAAGATATTGAACCATGTCTAGGCGAAGCCGAAGCAGCACTAGCTACTGCTAGCAAAACAAATAACATCAAAATGATTTTATTTGCAATGCTATCTTGGCTCAAGAATGCATACAAAGACGATCAATGGGGCAGGACCGCAGCCTGGTTTCCTAAGCCACGTTACATCGCTAATATGCTATTAGGAGAGGAGCTTGCTGCAGCAAAAATAGCTGTTTCTAACAATGGAATAAGCCTAATAGCTTATGCCAAAATTGCATATTCAACAGACTACAGTATAACTTGGAGTCATGATGGAGCAATTGTGTGCGAAGAAGGCATAAGCTACGGTAAAGACCAATACAAGACTCTCTTATTTTTCAAGAATAAAGAAGAGGCAAATTACTACATGCGTACACGATCTCAAGATTGGTTATCGTATTATCATAAGTACCATACTACAGATTGGTGCTTAGAAATTCTTAATGATTTTCCAGCCGAAACAGAAACACAAGAACAAATAGAAGAAATAAATGCATAAAGTAATTGGAACACAAACGATCGTACCTGTTGTAGGATCTAAAGCTGCTTTAATGATGGACGATACATTGTATCGTCAAACAAAGTATCTAGTTGATTCTCTCAAGACTGACGAAGTCCAGTGGTGGCACCGCGTCGAGAAAGTAACAGTTGAAGGAGCCACGTATTACATGCTGAAGGATTTGATTATCCCTCATCAAGAGGTACATGCTGCCACTACAGAAGTCGATGGGCAAAACCAGTACAAGGCTTACCAAGAAATCAAATCTCGCTTTACCCAAGAAGGCACAACAGACACAGAGTCAATGAACAAGTTCATTGGTGGCCTTACTTGCTGGAGCCACAGTCATGGAAACATGACCGTGGGGCCTTCGCCGCAAGACGAAGCACAGTTTAAGCTGTTCATTGAACAGCAGAGCAAAGATGACTTTGATCAGATCTTCCTTATGATGATCTGGAACAAGAAAGACGAAATCTATGCTCTCATTTATGATCCTGAAACATGCTTTATGATTGAGAATATTCCTCTGATTGTATACTATCCAAATATCGAAACCGACTATATTGACGACGCTGTCGCCAATAAGGTCACAAAAAAAAAGCAAACGTATACACCAGTCAGTCAAACAACCTACAGTGGGAAGAATGCCAAGGCTGGGAAGAGTACTACGAACAGCAAAGTCAACAATATGGCTCGGCGTATTCCTAGTGTGGGCGGACTTACGGGCAAGATTCGGACTCGCGCCTTTCAGCTGGGACAAATTGTCACTCAGTTCAGCAACCGACCTTCCGAACTGACAGAGTTAATGGAGATCTTCACGACTCATCTTGGCCATAATGCCAATGCAATTCGTGCTCTCCGAATGCTTATCCACGGTGACTACAAGAACAAGGACCAGTTGAAAGCTTTTGAAAACTGGGACGAATCAGATTACGAATTTGAAGTGATGGCGCTAGACAACCTTCTTAACACCGAATGGATTCCTAGCAATGGAATTATTGTACGCTCTCTAGATGTTGTGTCGTTTCTAACGAAACGACCTTCTCCCATGATTGGTTATGTTATTGACAACTTTTATGAATACTACGATGCTGTATACGAAGAAGCAGCAAAAGCAGTTCCTCAGCTAGAGGATGGCGATCATGTCCGCAGTCTATAGACCTACCTTCCTCAGGGCTGCCGCATGGGTAGGCCCGGCTATGTTGACCGACGTTGTTACTATCGTTGGTTGCGGAGCGACAGGATCATACATCGCAGTTGCTTTAGCCAAGATGGGATTCACCCAGTTCTGTATCTACGATTCAGATTTAGTAGAGCCACACAACTTGCCAAACCAAGAGTATGACTCTCGGCATGTTGGAATGCTCAAGGTTGACGCTCTTGAGCTTAAATTGATGGAGTTTAATCCAGATATTACAGTCACAAAAAACAACGAGTTCTTCACCTCAGATACAGTCATTTCAGATTTCGGCCCAGTCATTTTGACTACAGATACCAATAGTAGTCGTGTCGAAATCATGAATGTATGTAAAGGAAATTTGATGGTTGACCACGTATTTGAAACCAGACTTGGGTTTCATCACGGCGAAGTTGCCATCGTTGATAATCATGATTCAGAATCCGTTGAAAAATGGCTGAATACAGTAAAGCCAGATGATGAAATACCAGATGGGCCTTGCAATGAGCGTACATGTACTACTCTAGTAATGATGATTGCCGCGTTTACCGTGCATCAAATCTGTGAGAAATACAGTGCAGCTACCAAAGATGAAAGATGGATATATAACAAACGAACTCTGATTCAAATGAATCCGAGTCTTACCGTACTCAGTATGTAAGGAGAAACAATGGTTGTTTCACTAGTAATTTTCCCAGGCCGTGGCCTTGATGGACACGTCGTTCTTGAAGCAGGCGCAAGTTTGCAAGACCTCGTAAACAAGCGTGACCTTTCCGGTCGTAGCCTCTGCGTCAATGGCGAAGAAATTCCAAGCTCTGCTTGGGAATCTACCATTCTTGAAAGCGGCTGGGAAGTCGCTGCTCTGAGCCCTTCTAAGGGCAACTAATAGTACGAGCCCCTTCGGGGGCTCTACTTTTTTATAAAACTAAGACGTATAATTACGAGTTGCTATGTAGAAATCTCTACTTGCAACTATCTTTTTAAGAAGAATATACCGCGAACGCATTAAGCTAAGCAGTTGGCCCCTACCAATTACTATACGTCTCCGCATACAATAGGGAGCCTTTAAGGCAAACCAATACAAGGGGATCTTACTCAATGTTACAAATCACAGACCTAACAGTTTCGCCACAGTTTGTTGATCAGATGTATTCAGAGGGAACTGTTAAGAAAAACGCTCCATCTAATATTCCAGTCAACAGCTATGTCTTGTTTAGGGATGAAACCAATCCAAAGCATACTGCTTTAGCTAGATACTTAGGCGATAACACTTGGCAACGTATTGCATCTAATTCCAGTTTGCAAACACAAGGAATTTCTCCAAAAGATGCTTACCAATGCGCATTTGTTGATGCGCTAAAAGCTCCAGGAACACTACTCAACGTAGCAACTGGTGCGGCTGGAACAGGTAAGACTCTGCTTGCGATGGCACACGCTATTGACCAATGGATGACGACTCGTAAAAAGATTATCTTGTCTAAGCCTACCTCTATGGTTGGTAGCGGATCCGCTTTTGGGCCTGTGCCTGGTGACATTGAACAAAAGTATGCACCTTATCTGGCTTCTTACGATATCGTATTGAAGAAAGTGTTAGGAGACTCTTACACAGGTTTTGTCAATTCAGCTATGAAGAATGGAGACATCGAGTTTGTGCCAATTGAATTGTCTCGCGGTTGCACTTATGAAAATGCAACCTTTATTCTCGATGAAGCACAGAACCTTTCATGGCATGAGTTAAACACCATCGTCTCTCGTATGGGTCAAGGCACAAACCTTATTATCCTAGGGGATCTAAATCAAATCGATACAGATTCTTACAAAACAGATACAGGACTATGGAAGTTTCTACGAAGCACTCCGTTTAATAAGAGCAATATCACCAGTTCAATTCAGCTAAAGACTCAATACCGTAGTCCGATTACACAATTGGTCTCAGATGTAAACGATTGGATTATTGAAGATGCAAAGCAAGCAAGAAACAGTAGACGCGATCTTCCAGCAACTAACAGCACATCCGACGAAGGATAGGCTTGAAGTTCTGGGGAATGTGTTTATATTATTAGGAGCCGAGGGCCTTGAAGTCCCCGGCAACTTAGAAATTAATCAAGACAATATAACTGGACTAGCCTTAGCTCATCAGAAGAAACATGGAGAGAATATCTCTACTACACTGGTGATGCAGGGGCTTACTATGCTTATATGGTTAGAAAACATAAAGTAAGGAAAAGCACATGCCCAGACACGGCGTAATGAAATTTTATAAGTCTTTAGGCGCAGCACAATTTACGCTGCTGCCAGTAAAGCGAAACGATAAAGAATTTGTGGAAAGAGAAGGAGGTATTTTAGTTGAGGTCGCCCCAGGCGATGGCAAACGAGATAATCCAAACTGGGATTGGGACAGGAAGATCTCATTTGCAATTAGTTTTAACGACATTTGCAATCTCCTAGACCAAGACCCAGCTAAGCACCGCATCTTCCATAAACATAAGGACTCCCCCAAGACATTGCATTTTCAACCAGCTACCGATGAAAGGTATGCAGGTACGTTTATGCTACAGTTAGCAATGGGGTCCGGATCAAATAGACAAGCAGTATCAGTTCCCATTACAAATGGTGAACATGGCGCAATTATGCGTATGCTAGTAGCAGCACTACCTAAGTTAGTAGCATGGGAATAAAGAATCTCACCTGGAACATTGAAGTTCCAGATGGGAAGAGAGTAAAAATGACTTCGGAGCAGGTGATAAAGCTGCTATCCGATAAAGTCATGGAAGTCGAAAAAGAAGATATAGACCAACTAGTAGTGACGCTTGCAGATTACCTGGAAGCAAACTCTATGTTACGCAATTTGCGTGCTGTTGATACTATCCATCTAGGATTCGCAATAGGATATTACTATCGCGTATTTCTGGAGAAAAATGATGTTCAATTGGAGAACAAGGATGGGAATACAACCAGCAATAGCGGTGACATTGAAGCACCCGGCAGTTCACTCAGCAGCAATTCGGCTACTGACTGACTTCGCTACGATAGGGATCGTAGGAGCAGTCTCCTACATACAAGATGCTCTCGCAAATAAAATCGCTGACAAGATCATCGAGAAAGAGAGACAAGAGGAAAAACAAAATGAGTGTACAGTACAACGCAACAGTGAACCTAGTTAATACCCAAGGCAGCAGCTTACGAGCTTTTGCTACAGTCTTCGTCAAAATTGATGATGAATTCACTGTCGCCCTCAATGGCTTTCGTGTCATTGAAGGAAGCAAAGGTATTTTCGTGACCCCTCCCCAGACTAAGGCTAATAAGCCGGATGAAAATGGTAAGTTTAAATACTACAATGACATTCGATTCCTAGAAGAAGATCTGCCAGAAGGAACTTACGATGGCCCTCAAGAGAAGGCTGCGAAGGACGCTGTTCTAGAAGCCTATGGTGCCGCAATCGGAACCGCAACACGCGGAGGAGCCGCCTCCGCACAGGCAAATCAGCCTCAACGTACTGAGTCGCGTCCGACTCACACCCCCTCAAACTGGTAATATAAAAGAGCGGCTGAAAGGCCGCTTTTTTATTATCAATTATGTCAATAACATTTGAGCAAGTAGATACTCAAGACATTGTTGACGAAGTAATAGCAACTGCGCAGAAGCACGGTGACATCAATCAGGCGTTGATGGACCAATTTGAATTCTCAGGCAAGTCACTGACAGAGTGGATGGACGACGTAGCAGTCCCTATTCCAACTGAAGTGACCCCTGAGAATTTTCGTAATGCCTTTACCCTCTGGGCTCGCAAGTTTCAGAAGGTTAACTACTATTACTCCATGGCTAATACCATGTTCTCAGCAATGAGTTCCGGTGGCGAGATTAAAAAGTCCGACTTGATATCCGCGCTAATGGAACACTACGCAAAAACGAAAGCAAAAAGACCTGCAGCTGCTACGCTTGAACGCATGGCAGACTCTTACATGGTCGATACAGTCAACACCCGTATCGCTGCTAAGATTGTACGTGACTTCTGGAAAGATCGTAAAGATACTTTGATTGAAGTTCGTAAAGCCTTAGAGTCGATCGGCATTTCCATGAACATGGAAATGAAATACCACGAGACCTAATATGTTTGAAGGCCTACTCTTAGGAGCGCTAACTTACGCGTCAATGCTAATTACATTTTTCAAGGCACCCAAATGGATACAGCACCTACTTACAAAGTGGAAGCTGCTAACCGATGTGAGTGCCATGGTAATTGTCTATCTCATACTAGGAGGTATCAGTAAAAGTATTGTCGCTATCGTCGGTGCTATTTTTACTGGGTTGCTTGTCGGGGTGACACTTGAGTTGGCCGCAAACAAAATTACGAAAAAGGAAAGCACATGGATGACTTAAAACTAATGCTGAGCTCTGTATCCTTCCAGGAGACTCTTGCAAGTGATGTAGCTACTCGTATCCAGATGAACTCTGAGTTCCTCACAGACGACTTTGAGCGTCTTGTAGAGCTATTCACAAGTGTGTCTGCTACAGAAAACGGAGCAGACTTCTTAGCCTTGCTCCTTGGAGTAAGTTCACTAGAGGATTACTACACTGAGATAGTGGAACAGATTCTTGAAGATGAAGCTGCTGGTAACGAGATAGACTGATGGAAGGCAGGAAAGATTTTGAAAAGATTGCTCAGCAGATATTGCGTCAGGCAATGGATGATTACATTAAGTTGCAACATCCCAAGCAACGACGCAAGAAGTATCTGAAGGAGGCATGGTGGAGCGCTAACGATCTCTTTTTTGATCCATCCTTCAGGCTCGACAACCTAGAAGACGACAACAATCAAAGTATGTCGCTAACTGACTTCGTACAGGTAGCTGCAGACAGAGAGAACGTCGACCTACAAAGACTGCGAGACTACTTAACCTCCACTTCTAAAGCCTACTGGGCAGAGCGCAATATGAGAACAGTAGAAATACCAAGCGACGTAGTTGTTGAAGGACATGCTTACGCTGTGTCTTACAACAAGGAAGATGCCTACGCCATAGACTATGACGAGAAAACCATCTGGCTGCCAGCATCGGCGCATAAGACGACGCAAGAAGAACAATTTTGTATTGCCGTCATGGAGGCAGTAGCTTTTCATACGGAAGCTAAGATGTCTCAGAAGGCTAGAAAGCAATTAGCTCAAGGCTGGTTCCGAGCACTCAAGGTAAACAACTGTTTTGTCGGAGACTAATAGCTCCACAACTCAAAGCCGTCATCAGAGTCTTTCCAGGCTTGGGTGACGGCTCTTCCACTGTATAGTTTATCTGCGTGGTGGATTATAAGCTGGGCACCAACGTCATCGAGAGCTTGTTGTTCTGGCAAGTCTTTACCAAGATAGTCAGGACCTCTGATAAAGAACTTAGGCTGTAGCCTATGGATGAGTCTCGAAGGATCTTCTTCGTCAAAATGGACTACGTTACAAACGTATCTACAACTCTCCATCACTACGATTCTACTGCTTAGTCGAATCGCACAGTCACCATACTTTGCTTGTTGGTGCCTGTCACCATTTAAACCAACAGTCACGTCACCAAATTTACTAGCGAACTTCAATAGCTCGACGTGTCCCTCATGAAGGACGTTGAACGTTCCTGAAACTAATACTTCAGCGCGCATAGGAGCCTCCAATGGCAACAACCATACTTAGTATAGCACTATTTGCTATAACTATTATTGCTATAGTAGTAGTCTACAGCAAGGCAGTCTCTGCTAACACGTCACGGCTTGAGATTGAACGCCTGACCAACAGCATTGCTATACACGAAAGCAATCAAACTTATAAAGATGGCCGCATCACCCAACTAGCGACGGTCGTCGAAATGAAAGAGGCTCAGCTCGCAAAGGAGATACTCGCCACCGACAGGATTCGCTTCTTAACCACCAAGGTTATAAGAGACTTGGAGTCGGAACATCAAAAGCTTTTAGCCAACATGCGAGTTGAAGCAATCAAGGCCGAGAAGGCAATACGAGCTGATGCTATTGCTCGCTCTAAGACTGTCAATCACGGCTTCACGAGCGAGAACTTTGCACCGTTGCTAATGGACTTCAGTCATAAGGACTTTAGACACATGGGTGATCCGATTGATTACCTTGTCCCTGTAGGAGCTAGTGAGGTACGCGCGGGAACTAAAGATAAGATCGACAAGGTCATCCTCTTAGATATTAAGACCGGCAAAGCTCAACTAAATAAAGTACAACGGCGTATTAGAGACGCCATTGTTGAAGGTCGAATCTATTTCGCCACATACAACACAGATACAAGTAACCTAAGGCTATGGCCAGAGGAAAAAACAGATGGAACTAAATCAGTCTTGGAACTTGAACCCAAGAGCACTCCCTCCGAAGAAGAATCAATTGCACCTAGTGATGATGCCTGAGGGGTTTGAACCAGAATATATGGTTCTTACATACTTAGGAAACAACATGTGGGGCGCAGATGGAATCACGTCTATAAAGCTTGGCTTAAATCACATCCGAGCAGTCATGCCGATTATTCGCCCAATGGTGAAATAATGTCACGCATGCCAGTACCCGATAGAATCCAATGCCCTCCCGTAGAGCAGCAAGAACTCTTCCCAGAGCAGGAGACCACACAGTGGGGAGATACCGTAGTTCCCGATCCTGTATCAGGCGCTAAGAAAGCGGATGCTTTAACAAATTGTGCTATTAAAAACGATGCTGGGAAACCTCGAATCGACCTTTTGCCAGTGCAACCACTATTAGACACAGCTAAAATCTTTGCTTTTGGCGCTGCAAAGTATACAAAAACAGTTGACCTAGATAACAATTCTGCGCTTCAGTACCTGAAAGGAGAATTGTTAAAATGCGAAACTGTGATGACTGTGCTAGCAAACACTATGCAAAAGGAAGATGTAGAAGGTGTTATGAAAAAAACCTTCGAGAATCTAATCCAGAATACGCTGAGCGCCAAAGGGAGAACTCTCGTCGATGGAGAGCAGATAATCCCGAACGTGTTGAGAAGGCGCGGCAAAAGCGTATGGCCTGCCCAAAACTCAGAAAGCGAGACGCTAACACTAAAGAGCGAATCAAACTGCGCCATCAAGGACTTACAAAAGAGTCAGCTAATTTGCTATTACAATTCCAATCAAATTGCTGCTCAATCTGCGAAAGAAATTTTGATGTCTGCACCAAGCACCTTGATCATTCACACGAGACAAAACTTGCAAGAGGCTATCTTTGTAGTCGGTGCAACAACGGATTGGGAATGTTTGGCGACACTATTACTGGCCTTGAAAAAGCACTTCAATACCTCCTTGACCCACCAGCTAAGAACTTTATCAATAGGCAAAGGCGACCCAATTAGCTTGACAATTTCTGGAGAGCGTAATTGGGAGCAAGGTTTTCAATGGAGCAGAACGTACGCTGCGCTCCAACGCCACTTAATGGCGTGGTGGGCAGGAGAAAACACTGACGACGAAAGCGGACAGAGTCACCTAGCACATGCTATGTGCAACTTAATGTTTTTGATGGAATTTGAAAACACACACGGAGAAAGAGATGATAGGCCAATTAGGAAGCCCGACACAACACGTAGATAGATTTGGTAACCGAATCTACCTTGGTGACCTAGTGTTACAAACAGGTAAGTATAGTACTGGACTAGTACTTGTAATCGTGGGGGAAACCAAATGCAATGTCAGGGGAAAACAAACGCGTCGTCTTACAGATGCATTTTCAAGTGAAGGCGAAATCTTTCGTCCCAATAATCTAGTCACACTAGCGTCTATGAAGCAACTAGAAGCCAATAACTCTCAAGCTATTGCGGACTTTTTCACATGCTAGGTAGCCCGACTAACCACGTAGATACAAACGGAAGACCAATTAATATTGGAGACGTTGTTGTATCTACTGCCAATAACACGCCAGAGATATGGATGGAGGTAGTGATAGGCGCAACCGCTAAGCAACTGAAGGTTACAAGCCTGAAGCACGTAGGCGACAACTACTCCTTCACTAGGCCTTCGTCATGTGTATCTCTTGAATCCCTAATCAAATACTCACATGATAATTTACAAGGAGTTTTGGACCATGGTAGGTAGCCCGACCAATCAATTAGATTCTCGCGGCAATACAATCTGTATAGGAGATGTACTAGTTTATGGGTACAACTACGGATTGATTCTGTACGTAGCGATTGGAGAGACACCAAAAATGATACGGGTAACCCGTCTAGTGAACACTCAACATTGGCCTAATGAAATAATCTCAGGCCACAAGACCCTTACCGTAGGTAGCATCCTAGATGCTCAAGCCACACTCTTGTCCGCAGCGCTAAAGGCTATTCAATGATTGGTGACATCATTTGCTTTAAAGACAAAATGGGCAACGACGTACGGATAGGAGACTTAGCTTTCGGATCCTATGGTGGACTCTACGTTTTCGTAGTTATTGGCGCGAGCAAAAAGCGAATTCGCGGAAGAATCTTAAACCACCCCGCAGGTACAATAAGCCGCTACACTCAAACGTTTCCCCCAGAAGATGTGGTAGTTTCTAACACCCTTATTGATTTATCAATCAAATTACAACAAGACATTTTAGACATGGAATTTTAATATGAAATGGAACAGTACACAAGAAGCACTAAACTTTCTCCTCACTAGCGCTCCGCTAGACAGAAAGAATTATGCGACTGCAGCATATAATACAATTGTTACAGCACTTAACAAGGCTGGAGAAGTAGATACCGAAGAAGTAGACCGTCTTAAGACCCTTGTAGACAATCGCAATACTGAGATTGCAAATTTAACCCTGCAAGTTTCCGATCTAGAAGGTCAACTGGCTACTGCTAGCAAGCCCAAGACCAGAACAAAGCGTTCAAAGAAGACTGATGAACCAGCCAGTTGATATGGTGACGGGCCAAGGTCATGCGATTTACTTCTCTAATCCAGAGAGGACTACAATCGACCTACTTGATCTTCGCCGAAGCACCATGAATATCTGCAGATACAATGGGCACCTGAACTGGAAGCTCGTACAGCACTTGTGGTTATGTGTACAGTTGGCTAAGGCTAATTATACACTCAACCCCTTAGCTTCACTATATGCTGGTGCTCACGACCTGCATGAAGTGTATGTTGCAGATATTGTTTCAGGAATGAAACCACACCTGACAAACTACAGACGTATTGAATATAGCTGGGAAGTTTATGTTCATGAGTCACTAGGCTTGCCCTGGAGCCTACGCCCGCATGAAGAAGTCAAGTACGTTGACATGCGCGCCCTAGTATTAGAAATGAATGTACTCAGACATCCATCTGCTAAAGAAGTAGCCTCTCAACTAGGAGGGGAACCTTCTGGCGAAGAGCTACAAATCATGATGGACGTACGTGCATTAAGCGTTTCAGACTGTTGGGATTTGCTTTGGGCGGAAATTTGCCAGGGAATCCAATATATTAAAGAGGTACGAAATGGCAAAGGCAAAAGCAACAGTCAAGAAAGAGAAAGTCGAAGTAGCTAACAAAACGGGAATCCGTGAGTTAGACGCAATGCTTGCAGCAGTTTCTAAGAAGTTCGGAAAAGACCTAGGTGGAGAAAACTACGGAGACGTAGAAATCTTTACTACCGGCTCATTGAACTTTGACATTGCGTTAAAGCGTGGTGGTATTCCCACCAATACAGTTATTGAAATCTATGGCCCCAACAGTAGTTTTAAAACTACGTTTGCTGTCATAGCCTTAGCGGCACGACAGAAGTGGCGCAAGGAACAAGGTATCACTGATCAGCGAGACCTGATCATTGACCTTGAATACAGTATGGAAGAGAGCTATCTAGTCAGTTATGGCGTAGATATGGACATGGTTATTTGGGTTCGCCCAGATACTATTGAAGAAGCTCTTCAGATGTGTATCGATATTCCAAAGAGCGGCAAGATTGATTACGTAATCTTTGATAGTGTTGATGCTGGTCAGAATGAACGTCAGCAGCGTCGCCAAGTTGGAGAAGCAGATGTGGGAGGTTCGTCGAAAGACATGAACTTCGCTCTCCGTACGCTATCTAAGCTGTGTCATGAATATAAAACTACATATTGGTTCATTAATCAAATCAAGATGAACCCAGGTGTAATGTTCGGAAGCCCAGAGACAACTCCTGGCGGACTAGCTCTTGGATTCTATGCTTCGTTGCGTTTAAAGATGTTAACTCGGGCAAAGGTCCCAGACCTTCCAGGTGCATCTATGATTAGGTGCAAGGTTGGTAAGACAAAACTCAGTGGCGATGTAGAAGACTTAGTCACTGCCGCAATCATCTGGGGGCAGGGCTACGATGAGACTTACGAGCTAAACGCGCTAGCAACAAAGTATGGTATACTACGTCATAGTGCAGGGCAAACCAAAGTAGCATGGACTAAAGAACATGAACTTGAACCTATCGATTCGGAAGTTGAACCAGGCAAACAAGCAGGTATCGATTACATTCGGACTAATGATGGTCCGCGTTTTAGATTGCGACATGCTGTATTGCGGGCCACCGAAACTGGTGGAGCAATGTCTGATGAAGCTGCCCTAGCATTTATCAAGGAGAAATATGGAGATGGAAGAGAAGACTCACCGACTGATGGAGTCAGTGAGGAAGATACAGAATCAACAGATGACGCAGAAGATTCTGAATGAGATTAGAACCCGTACTACGGTATCGGTATTACAGTTAGAAAACCTAACTAAAACTATTTACGACATAATAGAAGAAGGAACATCATAATGAAATTGCAAGGATCAGAAATCAAAGTAGAACGACAAGGAGACATGAAGGAAACTTCATTTGGCATTAGCCAGGGAGATGAATCCCACATCCTAGTCATCCTTAGAGATAAGCTCTACTCAGACAAAGCACGAGCAGTATTACGAGAGTACGGAACCAATGCTCTCGATGCACATATGGAGTCAGGCAAAGGCAAGACTCCGATCAATGTGCGGTTACCTACTAGGTTTAATCCGTTTCTAACTATCCGGGATTTTGGTCCCGGACTAAGTTCGGAAGATGCAAACACAATCTATACTCAGTATGGCCGAAGCACAAAGCGTTCAAGCAACAGTGCTATTGGTCAGCTGGGACTTGGATGCAAAAGTGCTTTCGCGTATACTCAGCAGTTTACTATCACTAGTTGGCATGACAGCAAGAAGACAATCTACAATGCCTACATCGATGAGACCAATAAGGGCAAGCTCGCTAACATGGGTAGCCTAGATTGTAATGCAGGCGAGACTGGTGTTGAAATCAAAATTCCAGTCAAAAGCCAAGACATTGAAGAGTTCACTACCAAGGCTAAGTCTGTCTATTACTATTTCGAACCTAGGCCTGACATTAATACCACTATCACAGCCCCTGCCTACGCAATCTCTGGCGGATGGTGGCGGCTACGGAACGAATATAGCGTAGGACCCATGGCTGTTATGGGATCAATCGGATACCCCCTCAAAGTAGAAAGTATGGGGAACGTTCCTCAAGAACTTAAGGATTTTCTTCAGACAGGTATTGAAATTAGATTTAAGATCGGCGAGTTGGCAATTAGTGCCAACCGTGAAGACCTGGAGTACACGGATCATACGCGAACCAATATACTTAAACGTCTTCATCAAGCTTTTAGCGAACTGAAGACAGAGATCACAACTAAGTTTAAAGACTGTACTACACCTTGGGAAGCCCGCAAACTTTACGCACAGCTGACCGCTAGAAAGCATAGGTCACATATCTATGGTACGACTCGTAGTCGAGATATCCTTGGCGAGTTAACCAGCAAGTTCGCAACCTGGACTGATGGAACTCGTGTCGTAGACTTAAAGCCAATTACAATTTCAACTAAAAGAACTACATGGTCTAGCAAAAACGCAATTGTACCTCCAGCAAACTTCACTGCTAACTATTTACCAGCTGGATCTGACAGAGTCCACACAAGTTCATATGGTTCATCTATTAAAGTTGGCAATCAATTTACCCTACTAGTTAATGATGTAACTACTTTTAACGTAAAGCGCCGTAAAGTCTTGATTGATACGCTACAGAATGACGCTGAACTGTTAATTCTAAAGTACGATGGTTCCGGAGATTTAAACACAGAGCTAAAGGCTTGGACTGAAAAGCTTGGAATTGATGGCGTCACGATCTATAAGTTAAGTGATTACGATTACAATATGGTTAAGGGTGGAACAAACACTTCTAATATTAAAGAGAAGCACTTTGAATTAGTTACTGGTTGGCACCCAACAAGAAGCCCAAAGAGTAAAAACTGGAAGACTGCTTCACTGGATATCCAAGCTGGAGAAGGGGTATACATGCCACTCTATAGATACCAACCTGATGTACTCGACTGGACTATGGAAACATTCCAAAAGCAGTTGACTCAGCTGAAAACGCTGGACAGTACAATTGTTCTTCCAACATTCTATGGAGTCAAACGAGACTCTGTAGCAAAGCTAGGAGCTAAGTGGATTTGTATTGATGCCTGGCTTACAAAAGAGATTTTAAAAGCCGCTAAGGCATCTCCACTGCTCAAGCAAGTGCCATCTTGGCAGTCCTGGTCGCAACATACAAGCGCTGGCTGGTTCTATCGAAGCTGGAATAAACAGGCAATAGAAAGATCTACAGAGACTTTTAAGTTACTAATAGGATTGCTTGGTGAAAAGCACGAAATCTGTCAGTTCTATACCGCCTTACAGTCTGAGACACTTAAATTCTCAGCATTGAATAACAAAATGACAAATGCTTATTCCTTGTTTACAAACACTATTAGCAACATGCCTGCAGTCCAGGCAGCTATGAAACCTCGACATGATTTCAAAGTCATGGTAGGGGACATCCATATTAAGTATCCACTATTACGTTCGTTGCCTATGGTGACAACATCAGAAGATCAAATCAAAGAATTAGTACGCTATGTTAAACTAATTGACCAAGAGAGTAAAAATAATGACAACTAAACCACCAGTAATTCGCACTGAAGATCAAATCACTATCATCCTTAGTGGTCGCCCACGCATTGCAGATAGATCACATGGTAACTTTGAGCTTATTGTCGCCGCCCTAAATGAGGGGCGGTACAACGACCTTGAAAACCTATTTGACATCAAGTCTGCTATTGAGGCATGGTCTGAGGGTAAGTACACTGTCACTGAAGACAGTGTTACGTACGACGACGAACGCCTACCTAACTCGTTGGAACGTCGGATTCTCGCCTTCTTCGCAGCAGGTGAAGACTTTGCCCCGCTATTGGCTTTCCATAAGCGACTACAGGCTAATCCAAGTCGTAGTTCAGTACAGGAACTGTATACTTTCCTTGAGCACAAGAGTATCCCTATCGATGAGAACGGATACTTTTATGCATACAAGGCTATCACTCAGGAGTGGACAGACATCTATACCGGTAAGGTAGACAATAGCATTGGAGCCACTCCAAGTATGACTCGTAACCACGTAGACGATAACCGAAACAACCATTGTTCACACGGTTACCATGTAGGAAGCCTGCACTATGTAAAGTGGTATGGCAACTCCGATAGTCGCTATGTAATCTGTCGTGTTGATCCGGCCGAAGTCGTAAGCGTACCGCTAGATCATGACTGCCAGAAGGTTCGTGTCACAGGATACGAAGTTGTAAGTGAATTCACTGGCGCGCTGCCAGAGACTCGCTGGTCTCCTGAAGATGAAAGTAAAGCTGACGACGAAACTGAAATCACTTTCGATGACGTCGACGACGACTACGATGAATGGCGCGAAGACTTAGAAGCTGAGAAAGAAGAACTTGAATGTGAAATGGCATCGCTGCAGGATCGCCTTCAGGACATCGACGACCAGCTCTAATCTTAGATTAGACTTAATTTAGAGGCACCTCATGGGGTGCCTCTTACTTTTGGAGAATGAATGTTAGTAGAAGCTAAGCTGCCCAGGAGCGTGCAACAAGATATCTTAGATGCCTTCCAGCGCTTTTTTGGAGGGCCAACAGATTACATGGCTTTGATAGAAATCAAACTGGTAATCATAGAAGTACTTGTAGATGCTGCTATTGAAGCAGAAATAGACTTCATACCCGTAGTTGAGGTCACGGCTGAAGGCGACCGTGTAACAGTTAAGATACTAAAAGAAGAGTAGATTTTTAACTAAAAGATATGATGTGATACTCCTAAGTATAAAGAGGAGCTACCATGCAGACAGAACGTATACGAACCACCTTTACAAAGGCAGGACTTCTTGGGCAGAGCAAGAAATCCTAGGCGTTCCTCATGGCTTCCATATCGTACGGGCCCGCGCTCTAATAACTAGTGGCACGGGAACTACGTTAGCCCTGTCAGTAAGGGAATCAAGTGTCCCTACTGAGGATACAGATATAGTTCTGCAATATGGACTGACTTAAACACGACAAATAACCGCACAAAAAAGCCACCCTTTGAGGTGGCTTTACTTTTGAACACAGATAAACATAAGAGGAAACATGGAACCAGAACAGAATCAATTTGTACATCTTCACGTGCACACCGAGTACTCAACTTTGGATGGCATCAATCGAGTTGATCAAACACCAGATCATATCAAAAGCATGGGGCAAGAAGCTGTAGCTATTACAGACCATGGTAACGTCGCTGGCACTTACGACTTCTTCAAAGAATGTAGAAAGTCAGACATCAAACCAATCCTTGGCATGGAAGCTTATTACACAGTAAATGATAAATCAGCGCGTGAAAAAGACGAAGATGGAAAGAACTACTACCATTTAATCCTTCTTGCTAAGAACAACATAGGGTTAAAGAACCTCTATGCTATATCTACTAAAGCTTTTACTGAAGGTATGTATTATAAGCCTAGGGCAGATGATGCTTTGCTGGCCGAACATTCCGAAGGAATTATAGCCACAAGTGCCTGCCTTGGGAGCAGGGCTTCCCAGCTTATCTTAGCTGGTAGGAACGATGAAGCTGAACGACTTATCCTGCATCACGCCGCTATCTTTAAAGGCAACTTCTTGATCGAGATCCAACTACACGACGATGATCAACAGCTAGTTAATGCAGTACTAATCCTTATAGCCAATAAGCACGGCCTGCCAATCATACTAAGTAATGACTGCCACTACCAACATGAAGTCGACAAAGAACTACACGAGCAGGCTCTCTGTATGTCAACGAATATGATTATGTCAGATCCTCCCTGGAATCCAGAGTCTAAAGGAACTGCGACAGGCAAGACTCGATTCTCTTTCGGAGACATTGACGTCCACGTAGCCTCGACTGAATGGATGTGGAAGAAGGCAAAAGCTCTAGGCATCCCATTAGAAGCTATTACAAACACTAGGTACGTAGCCGACATGATTGACGACTCGTCTTACTTCATGGACAAGAAAAACCGCTACCCGTCATTCCCTGGACTCAGTGGGCTCCCACCATGGGAGGCTCTTGAGAACTTATCAAAGCAAAAGCTTATGGAAAAAATGGGAGGTATGCCGCCGGAAGAATACCGGGATAGAATGAATAGCGAACTAGCAGTTATTAAGAAGATGGGCTTCTACGACTATCTTCTTATCGTTGAAGACTTCTGTACTGGTGCTCGCTCTGAGGATGTATGGATTGGCCCAGGACGAGGAAGCGCAGCAGGATCATTAGTAGCTTATGCGCTAGGGATCACGCAAGTAGATCCTATCAAGTACGGCTTAATCTTTGAAAGATGGCTTAATTACGGGCGTGCCGCAACCCCGCTTATCTTTGATAGGCAAATGATTAAACAAATAAAGGAAACACATGTACCAAAAACAACCTGTGGCCACAGTCACTGAACCACAAATAGATATGATGTATCGTCATTTTAGAAATGCGATGCGTAAAAACTCTTGGCCAATTCCAAACCGCACAGAGTTCAGACAAATCTGTGTCATCTCGTTAGATCCAGAGGTTGAAGTCAAAGACGGCAAAACCGCTGTTGATAGCATCATCGCCGACTACGAACTTATATTAGGCGGCTACGATGGATGACATGCTAGGCAAGCCTGTTAAAGTAGGCGACTACTTTTTACTGGCAGTAGGTAATCCTCGATATGGAGGTATCGTTGCCTCTGTAGGCAAAGTAGTAGGCAGCACGGAAAAGATGTGGACGTGTGCTCGTATTATAGATATGCGCAAAGACACATTGAAGCTTAAGGTCTCTAACTGTAAGGCTAAGAAGTTCTTAGTTGTCCCAAGTACCGTCATCGATCAGTGGCCAGAAGCAAAAAAGCTTCTGGATTCAAAAGATTTAAAAGTTTAAAAACCAGGGCTGTGAAAGCAGCCCTGTTATCCTAACTTACGCCTGTTGATCCAAGCTCGCTTACCGGCTTCGACACGCCGCTTATCAATTTCTGGGCCGAATTCGAAACTGCCCCCAACATCTTCTATATTATCTGGAGCCGATAGAAATACTTCCATGTCTAAGGCATACTTGTTTAGCCTGGCAATATCATTGTTTAATACATTTCCGACATGTATCTCAGAAAGCTGCTCGATTACTCCAAGAGCACCTTTCTTCCACTTGCCATAAGTACGATCCTCTACGCGGTAAGGACTGGCCCCGATCGCATATAGCCTCGTGCATGTTTGGCGAGCTCTTTCAGGCAACGGTGGGTAAACAGCAACGCCACCGCCATCCATGTATCTCCAACCTTCTACAGGCTCATGATAAGGCAGGATGGCACTACTGCGCCCAATCCACATCAGTTGATCATCGATACTAAGCTCATCAATTCGAATTAACTTGGCCCCAGGAAGATATTCAGGATCGATCCCACTAGGCGCCCAACTACTCCTGTCTGTAACCAATACCCAGCATTCTACCACGCAGGGATTTTCTTCTAAGTAGGGACGTAGTCGCCGCATAAAGACATTAAGACTCTTCCACCCATTTAAGGGGTTGATGTCGTTAACTCTCTGGACATCTCGCTCCTTAACGATATTGTTACTAAATTCTTCCAGCGCACTCATGGCATTTGCAGCAGCAAAACGAGCAGCAGTAGCTCCAATACTATTGCCAACAAATCCGTCAGGATGCTTTCCAGTGATAGCCAAGGCTTCATCAATAGCGCCCTGAATCTGCGGAAGCTCACTTCTTCCTCTGGCTCCACCACCACTAATTATAAACCATACGTTAGGGCGCTTCATCATTATGGAGCCCAGGGAGCAAGTTTCGATAACAAATACATTTGAATCGTTACGCCTTCGGCAACCGGCACATCTAACCAGGCAAAATCAACTGAAGAGCTATCTGCTACAGCTTCGTGCAGAGTTCTTGAACCACTTGTCAAGAAAGCAGAATCAGCACCTTTTAACGAAACTAAATAAGCTGTGCCACCAGTTGAGGGGTCTGCAGAGTTGTTGAGTGCCAAGATTGCACTGCCAATAACAGCTGAAAGCTCATCAATGACATTTTGTCTACGCCGACGACCAGCAGCAATACTAGGACCTGCTGCTGAAAGAGAACCAGGAGTCGCAGCAGCAGTGTTGAAGCGTTCAGCATATTCAAGCCAAGACTCACTACTAGTCTTAAGCAAAGGAGAAGCAAGAGTAACGTAGGGTTTAAATCTATACTTAGTTGCACAAACATTACCAGCAGTATCTAGCCACTGAATGGTCATAAGTCTACAGTAGGGGCCGACACTATTAGTCTGAGCACTCGGAGCTGGCCAGTAAGTCGATAGCTCTTTTATCACCGTATCTGCAGAGCTATTAATGAGTTCAGTTCTAACCTGGTGACCGTACTCAAAAACTTCAGTTCGATCAAGCCTGGTCATTAAGCCAGACTTGTAATTAAAAGCAGTAAGCGGTCCCCAAAGACTATCAGCAGGAAGAAGAGCCAACAACCTAGCAGGTGCATCTTCAACGTACCATCCATTCTTGACAATAAGCTCTTCTAAGTCAGTATCCGTACTGAAAACCTCTAATGTTTGATTGTCACTTTGAGACATAGTTGCGCCTGTAGCAGCAACCCAGTTAAAGAGTTCAGCGGACTTGTATCCATAATGATGTATTAAGCTCATAGCGTTGCTCCCCAAGGACTAGACTTTGTAGCAAGTTTCTTTAAGCCAAGTAAGACTTTTCTGCCAGACACACCGGTAGTATGAGCGCATAAGCCAGCATAAGTGTGTTGCCCACGACTACTAGCTGGAGGGATATTTGTAGTCAAAAGACCAGAAGTGATAGTTGCATCTTCTACACCAGCTTCTCTAATCGCCCAGTGAATCCTTACGCCACCATCAACAAGAAATCCAAGTTCATAATTTTTGCCCTTTACAAACGCAACACCTGTATCAACAACAGTTGAGGTAGCGCTTCCATCATTATGAATTACCTCCCAGGTTGTGCCCTGGCTTCCATCAGAAGACAATCTAATAGAAACATGAGGCTCGCTTGTACTTGACTTTGGATCAGCAAGCTGAAGACCTTCAAAGCCACTGCTCGTTAAGGCGTTGACTTTCCATCTCAAAACCAAACCAAGCCTGCACCAGGTCAAGACTGCATCTGACTCTGTACCTACTATCCAAGAGACCCCATGCGCTCCGTCAGCAGCAAAGCCGTTGTAGGTCTCTCTAGTAGTAGCAATCCCATCAACAGCCGCGCTACATGCAAGGTCTAACATTGTGCCAACACCGACTACTTGAAGATAGTCTGTTGAGCTAGAAACGTTGCTATGATTAGGGTTTGAAGTGTTTGAGAAAGCAGTACTTCTGTTTAAGACAAATGCTGCTCCGTACGAGTACTGGTTTATTATGCTGAAGACATCATTGCTTACGCCGCCGCCACCACCGCCAACAGGTTCATAAAGAGCATCAGCTTCAGCTTCAGTTAGTAGATTGGCAGCAGTAATCTGAGTATCTGCAATACCAGGAGCCAAGGCATTAACTCGTGCATCAACTTCTGTTTCATCTGCACTGATAGCTTGGACCCCGGCTTCAGTCATGCCGCTAGTTGCTACAGTTTTAGATAAACCAGCCATTACCACACCACCAGCTGAATAACAGCTGGAGTAGCCAGCGTCATAGCAGTAATCTCAATAGAAGAAACACTGACTCCATCTACAAGTTCGATTAGAGCGCCTATGTCAGTGAACGTAGCGAACGCAGGGTCTCCGCTCCAGATGTCAGTACTATCAACATGGTTTGTAGACCGACCGAAATCAGTTTGGATGTGCCTGGAAATAAGGTTATTAACCTTGTAACTAACACTATCAGTAGCAGATGTAGTTATCATTTTTAGCCCACGAGCAGGCCTGCCTAACACATCATCGATATTAATACGATCGCCGACAGCAACGTCAGTGATCACAACCGTACGTTGTGCACTAGGTACAGAACGCGGGACTTTGTTTACAGTAGCCATTGTTATCTCCAGGTAGATGATGCCGGAGAGCACCATTCAATTACTTAAGAGTATAGCATTTTCTTGATTCAAAATCAGTTCCATTTACTAAAAGGATAAAAATGACAAACTTAACTAGCTGGTACATACCAGAAAGATTAAAAACTGTGGACCCAGACTTTCTTTCATTTGAAGAGGACCTATCCACTCAAGAAGATAGACTAACAATATGGAACCTAGCAGAATCTAGAGCACTAGGAACTCTGCCTAATCCGCACAATAGTATCCTGCTCTACGTTACTGGCCTGACAGACGACTTTGATCCCATCAAAGCACGAGTAGATACCACTGGGGGAAGTCCGCCAGATATTGATATTGACTTTGAATCACTCAATCGAGACAAAGCAATTGCATGGGTAATTAACAAGTGGGGGCAAGATAACGTCGCCAACATCATAACCCATGGTACATTCAAGCCAAAGAGTTTAACGCGGAGATACTTCAAAATAACTGAAGAAGAACCTCGATTAATGCAAGACATTTTGGAAGCTGTACCTAAACCTCTCTTCGGAAAAGAGGCTACTTTAGCTGAAATCATTCAGGGCAACGAGGACAAAAACTATGAACCTCACCCTCGACTAGCAACAGACGGAAAGTATAAAGGCTGGTACAAGTTCGCTAGCCAGTTAGAAGGAATGATTACTAACTTTGGAATCCATGCAGGCGGAGTAGTCATTAGTGACTTCCCTATCTACGAACAGGTTCCAATGTGGAAGAACTCTAAGAGTGAGCGCATTACCCAGTTCGATATGCACGAGGTAGAAGACCTCGGGCTAATTAAGTTTGACTTCTTAGGTGTTAATAATATTGACATCATCAAGGAAGCTTGTAGGCTTGTAGGCGAAAACCACGGAATAACGTTAGATCCGTACCAGATACCAGACCATGACAAGCGAGCATACGCGCTCCTTAACAGTGGGTTGCTTTGCGGAATCTTTCAGATGGAAACTAGTGGCTCGGCCAGAGATCTCATCATGCAAATCCTCCCAACAAGTATCGAAGACCTTAGTGACATCAGCGCGTTAAACAGACCTGGTCCACTTGAGAATCATTTCCATACGCTCTACATGGAAAACAAAGCCAATGGGTACGCGCCAGAAGGCATCAACGAAATCGTTGCAGACATTACCAAGAGTACCCACTATACGATCATCTACCAAGAACAGGTGATGGCAATCGTATCGCGACTCGCAGGCTTTACCTTGAGGGAGGCAGATGATGTCCGCAGAGCAATGGGTTAACAACAAAATTCTTTATACGCTATACTCCAACCGAGAGGCAAGTATGCACGCTAAAAGAAAAGCCCGGTATCTGGGTGACCAGATGCAAAAACCACCCCGTGAATTGCTGGGAAGTCCTGAAGAGGATGATCAGCAGCCAAGCCCTGAGAGCAATCTCTCGGAAGGTTCAACGACTAGTTCAAACGTTCTCACCGAGAATATGAAGGACCACGAGCGCGGGGCATCAATACCATTCAAAGAAATTATCTCTGCACATCTAATGACAGCAGAGACCAAACTTAAATTTGAATACATATTTGATGATGATATAGTCTGAGCTACGTATATAACAAAGCAAAACGTAGAAGCGCAGGATAAAGAGCCTGCGCGATAACATAACTGAAAAAAAAGATGTCCGTACTTGAGGCAGTTAAGCCCAAGTTCATTACAGGATGCCTAGCAAGCGGTACGACCTCAGGAGCCGCTGAAGCTCTTTGGAAGCAGTTGATTCTATTCAGTCACTACGGCTTCAACAAGTCACACAGCGTCGCTTACAGTGTCATTACGTACGTGTGTGCATACCTAAAAGCCAACTATCCAGCAGAATTCTTCTGTGCCCTCATGACTATCCGTAGTCAGACGATGGCTACTAAGGATTGGTGCCTTAAGGCGCCAGAGTATGTGCAAGAGGCAGAGAACATGGGGATCCGTATCCACGGACCCAACGTTCAGCAAAGTAACATCGGCTTCAGTATCGTAGAGAAGGAGATTTACTTTGGACTTAATGCCATCAGAAATGTAGGTATTACAGGTGCCAGAAGTGTAATGCAGGCACGAGGAAACCGTCGATTTAAAGACGTCAATGACTTCGTCTTCAGGATTGACCGCCAGAAAGCAAACACGAAAGTGTTCGCAGCCCTAATATACGCTGGAGCCTTTGACAGAATGGGGTACGACAGAAATGAATTGCTAACCAGCGCAAGAGCCCTCTATGATTATCCAAAAGATTATCAAGACTCTGTAACTAGAGACGCAGACATTGTTGTCAGAGACAGGCAAAACATAGTGGTTGAAACGCGAAGAGAAGAGATAAGACTTCTTGTTAAGGAAGCTAAGGCTCTCAACCGAAAAGCCTTAAAGGCTAATCTGCCTGTGTCAGAAGAGACTGAATACTGGGTGGAATACACTCAGTATATTAAGGACTTGAAGGCAAAAGCGGCAGACATTAAACAGGCAGAGGAGGAGTTGGAAAATCATTTTGACCAAAGAGAATTAAAAGACTACCTAGAAGCAGCATCGCTAAGAAAGCTGCCAGCACTTAAACCTAAGCCTAAGCCAGAAGTAGTTATTGTTTCTAGGAGCACTACGATTAGTTTGTCAGTAGACCAGCTAATTATGCAAGCCGATTACATTGGTTGCTACTTGGGTGACAATCCAGCGGCAATCATTTTCCCAGAAGCTGAGGCAATCGCCGCAGTAGAAGACTGCGACTACACTATTATTTGTGGAGTCGTAACCAAAGTGAAAGAAATCATGACAAAAGCAGGAGACCCAATGGCCTTCTTGCAGATTGGAGACGGAACTGCCATGGCAGAGATCGTCGTATTCCCTAAGCAATTTAAACGCTTTCACGAGAACAAAACGTTCCCTGCCGAAAAAGATCTAGCTCAGTTTGCTGGACGTATAAAAGGCATGGAACCGATCACGATGCTAGCGGATCAAGTCGAAATTTACAGGAGACCTGAATGAGTACAAACAAATGGCGCGCCGAAGAAGAGCGCCTTCTAAAGATGCTTCTACCTACTAATACCCACCGAGAAATCTCTGAACAAATCAATCGAAGATTTGCTCAGAAGCTAACAGGGTTCCCTGGTGAACGTAGCGAAGAATCAATTCGAAAAAAGATCGCACGAGAAGGGTGGAAGAAAGAAGACTTTAAAAACTATCAGGAAGAAAACGAGGTAGCTACTACCTTTAGGAAAATCGCTGCTATCCAAGAAGAATACAAGGATCGTTCTATCAAGCTTACCCGAGGCGTTATGCCAGCGGACCAAGCTACGACTAAGATCTTGTCCCTAAGTGATATTCACTTTCCGTTTGCGCGAGAAGACTTACTAGAACGAGCAATCAATGACAATTCAGATGCTGATATCGTTGTAATTAACGGAGATATGCTGGAGGGTTATATCTTTAGCTCTTTTAAGAAGTCGAAGAACATTGCAGCAATTCACGAATACATTACAGCGTTTGAATTCGTTGAAGTGTTATCCAAGCGCTTCAAGGACGTAGTAATTGTAGACGGCAATCATGACATACGGTCTGGCCGACTGATTGGAGAAGGCATCCCTAAGGGAGCCGAACAAGTTCTTCGTACCAATCTGGTACAGCGAATTGCCAATGGTGAACGGCTTGATGAAACTGGAGCTGTTGTCGAACTAGTGGACTTTAAGAATGTTCATTACGAGGCTCGTGAGAGCTGGTATGTTCGTATTGGTAAGACCTTGTTTATCCACCCTCATACACGAGGCAGTGGTAAGCCTGGCTTTACAGTCAACGCAGTTGGAGAAAAGCTACTCAAGCGCTATCCAGATGGCGACGTTGACAGTGTGGTTTGCGGCCACACCCATCAGGTCTACAAGGGCATCGTTAATGGTGTCCTTATGATGGAACAGGGTTGCCTGGCAGACTTACTTGCTTATGTATGGAAGCCCAACAGCCTAACCCGCAAAAACTATCAAAACGGCTATGCCGTTATATATCAAGACAAAGACGGTAACACAGACTTTAATCGAAGTGGAGTAATTTACTTTGGTGAAGTTATTCCCGCCAAGAAAGAAATTTTCAGTAAGGACTAAACATGAGTAAACTAATTGACCCCAAGACAGGCCGGCCTATGGGCGGCAACACGGTACCCTTAGCAGCAATCGTAAAGCAGCTCTCCGTTCAGGACGACAAAATCGATGCGATGACTCAGCAAACTATCCACCTGGGTATTTTCATGCAGTTTATCGTGGAACAGCTAGCAGATATCAATATCGTTGTTGATACCTCAAATTTTGCAGCTTACGCTCAAGAAAAGTGGCAAGAGCTTCGAGAGGCCAATACAGCCCGAGTAGACGATGCTGTTACAGAAATGCAGGAAAACACACCAGATGCGGCGACCACGCTTGGAGTAGATCTCGATGGATAACAACTGGTCATTCATTGATCACGTTACCGATTCTCTACTAATACCTCGCCCAGGCGATTCAAAGCACCCGACGCTGTGGCCTTCGGAAGCCACAGCGACTGTAACCGAAAACGGAAGAACTAAGGTGCTAGGCAAATGCCGACGCCAACGTTTCTTTCGCTTCATGCTTAACTGCTACAAGTTCTATCCCAGGTACGCTCATTGGAAGCCACTTGCAGACGAACTAGTTCGTGAACGAATTCCGCCAGATCGCTACATGCTGTGGATTTGGAGACAAGGAGAGCTCTATGAGGACTTCCTCGTAGAGCAATCTAAAATCTCTGGAGTCTTTGCCTGCGGTCAAGTACCACTCTACATCAAAGATCATAACATCTCTGGCAAAGAGGATATCGAAACTATCAATCCAGTCACTCATAAGTTTTCCATCGTAGAAGCTAAGAGTGTTTATGGATTTGGTGGCAACGTAGTACTTGGTACACCTGCAGCTAGACGCAAAGGATTCATGGGGGTTCCCCGAGAAGGGAACCTTATGCAAATTGGTATCTATCACTGGTGGAAGGCTTCGGCAGATTCGTCTTACGAGGAAAGCAGACTAGTATACGGAAGTAGAGATACTGGCCGTTACGCTGAATACCTTGTTAAAACTGAACCAGAAGTAACTGAAGATGGTGAAACTCGTACTTACATCTGGCACAAGGGCAATGCTCCTGTTCAGACTCCATGGGTTAAGAGCGCAATCTATATCGAAAATATCTTCGAGCAGTATGCTGGTACACAACTAGCAGTCGACGGAGGGTTTATTCCTCCCCGAGACTTCAAGTTGTTATTCGATGAAAAGGACCTGGCTCACCTATCAGATGAAGGAGGTCTTAGTAAGACTGACCAGATTCAGTATGACAAGGTCATTGCTCGTCGAGAAGAGAACGTCGAGCTAGTAGCAGCCGGTAAGAAAGAGAAGAAAGAACTTAAGCAGGTTGAGAAAGGTGATTGGCAGTGTAGATTCTGCAATTACAAGACCGTCTGCTTTGATAAGGACTCGGTACCACGAGAGGTATAATGGAAACCTATTTCTGGGTTAAAGTATTTGATGGGGCTCGGGGCTATAGCTTCGGGCCCTATCCCGTTTTTAGTGTAGCTGCGGAAATTCTCGTAGAAGCGCCAATGATTATTGCACAACTAGGAGGTGGCGACAGCACTGTTTGCTCACTGACAGAAGAAGTTATTATTAACGGCTCCTGGACGGTAATAAACGTAAAAGTAGAGACACGATGAGTATCTATGTAGACGTTGCTGTAGAAGCAGTAACCGTAAGCGAAGTAGTTATTGAGCCCAGAAAGGGCTCTGTGCCCGCAGAAGAAGTGCTTACGGGCTTCCCTATCCACTCTACGCCTGATGGCCTAGTCACGGGTTACGACGTGTGTGAAGCCTTACTAAAGGTAGGCGGAAGTCCAATACTTTCCCCAGATATTCCAAAGGATGAGTGGGAGGCCGCAATAGCAGAGTTCGCTGGCAATCCAAAATTCTGGATTGCAGCACGTAATGATAGAGATCTAATCGAAGAGATTAAAAACATTACTGGTGATAGCAGTCTGAATATCGCAACAGATGCAACCAATGGGTGGAGTAACGATTCTATCTTGATGACTCATTTCTTAGCCAAGCAGCCAACAGTCATAGGTATCATGAGTGGACCAGTCGCTACTATCTTGGCCGCACTGGATATGCAGACGTCTGGCTGTACACATATCAGAGTAGGCATTAACAGCAATGGAGTAGGTTTTCCGCACCTCACGGCGGTAGCACAGATAGCCCAAAGGCTCACAACCTCAAAAGTAGTTGCTGATTGTCAGATCCAAACGCCTGCAGAAGCAGTCAAATACCTGGCAGCTGGCGCTAACTCTATTATGCTAGACATACCGTTTGCATACGTTAGAGAGAGCAGGGGCTGGGTACAGGATGGATGGATAGAAACTATCCCGCAGGCAAGCGTCGTACGCTTCCCACTTCCAGACCCTACTCCCAAGCTAGTTAGAGACGGTATCCAATGGGATGGAGCCACTACCGCAAGCGTGGTAGCTAGCTATCGAACCGGCGCCTGTAAAGCCCTGGCTTTGCTAGGCTGTAGAACTGATGAGTTTATAACTAACCAATCAAAATTTATAAGAACAAAACAAGGAGAAACATATGGCTAAGAAATATCAAATGGCTATCGTATCATACCCCAAAGAAACCGTAGTTAATTACTACGATTCAAATCTAGCAACGAGTGCTATTGACCAGCTGACTATTAAACACAGGTGGTCCAACAAAATATCGGTTCCAACAGTAGTAGTAGATATACCAGATACTTTTACTGCCTTCTTGGAGTACAAGAGCTTTAGGTACTACCGAGATAGTACTTCTGTAAATTGGATCATTCGAGGGTGTAGCGTAATTGCCTTAGAAGGGGTTGAAGTTAAGAGCAAACTCGATATCATTGGCGACGCCCTACGAGATGGAAAAGTTGATAAGAACACAGTACTAAAGCAAGACTACAACTTCTCTCGTAACGGAGGAAGAGTTAATGTCCGAACAGCCTAGCATCGTAGTCTTTGGAGATCCAATCCTAGACGTCTTTTATCTAGGTACTATGGACGGCTTGCGATTCACTCCAAAGAAGACAACCAACAGGAATGGAGGTGCTGTGAACACTCTGCTCAATGTTGTTGCAGTCTTACCAGAAGGATACCCGGTGATAGACAAGGTAGAGGGACTTGGTTCCGCCCGCCTGATTCGTCACTGTGACCTTAACGGGGTGGTGCTACATGAATTCTGGGCAGACAAGCCTTCTTCCCAGTTTGCGTGGGCCCTCAACAACACTGATGTTGCTATCTTTAGTGACTATGGACACGGAAGCTTAACTGCTCGCCCAGGTAGTATGGTCGCTAAGCACAAGCTGGCAGTGGTTGATAGCAAGCGCAGGACCTTCGACACGTCTTATCTAGAAAAGACCGAGACTAAAATCTGGAGATGCACTGGTGACGAGTACGATGAAACGTGGGCTAAAAACTTTGATTGGATAGTCATTACCGATGGTGCATCAAATATCTATATTCGGCAAGGAATTCGGCCAGGAGTTGGTGGATGCTTGATCGTACCTACGATTGACGTAGTGGATGCATGTGGTGCTGGCGATACATTCACTGCCGCTCTAGGATCTTACTTGCTCATGCACTCACTCAGCCCAAACTTAGATGAACTAATGCTAGCTTGTGAGTTTGCTCGTAAGGCTTCGCAAGATGTCTGTATGCAGAAGTTCACAGCAGTAACAAATATAACCTTGAGGTAGTGATGTATATCACAAACGCAGAGGACCTAGCAGCGGAATTAAAACCACGACTACGAGATTACCTCACTAAGACACTGGGTCCAGAGTATGGGCATAACACATTTAAGTGTTATGTCCATGACGACAATAGCCCGTCAATGAAGTACAACCCCAAGGTCAATGACGAGGCGGTTCATTGCTTTGGCTGTGGAGTTACTCACGATATCTTTGCAGCAGCAGCTTACATTGAAAGCTTACCAGATAGCGGTAGCGACTGGATAAAGGTAACACTTCCTGCCCTGGCAGAGAAGCTAGGCGTAGAGGTAGTCTACGGGGACCCAACTGTAGAAGAACAGCAGAAACTTAAACTCTTTAAGATGGCTAGTGATATCGCTACTATCTTAGAAGACCATGGTGGAGCTGAAGAATACTGTAAAGTTCGTGGATGGTCTAACGATCATCTAACAATTGCTTCTATTGCTCCTGAAACCATTAAGAGCAAGCTGCTTGAACAAGGGTGGAGTTTCGAAGACATACTGGAAAGTAATCTGGTAGAGCACAACAACCTTCAGTTCTTTGGTTCTGAAAAAGTTACGTTTGTTGTCAAAGATTTCCGTGGTAGACCCGTTGGATTTGTTAGCAGGAATCCTACTGGTGATAGACGGTATATCAATAGCTACGATAGCACTATCTACAAGAAGGGCTCTACTCTACTTGGTATCCGTGTTGCTCTTAAAACAGCTAAGACTAATGGTCTCTATATTGTTGAGGGTCCTGGTGACCTTGCCGCTCTTCACAAGATTGGCGTCTTGAACGCTGTTGCCATTTGTGGCACAGCTTTTACTGCTGACCATTTGGCTCTCATTCGTTTGCTTGGTATCAAGGAACTTCACTTCTGTCTCGATTGGGATGAAGCTGGAGAGAAGGGTACTCAACAACTACTACAGAAAGAAATTAAATTCGCTAAGGATATTCGGTGTTTTGTTGTGCCAGCTCCTGGAGAAGTTACAGATGTAAGTGACTTGCTAGCTACTGGTGCTACTGCCCTTCCAGATAGCATTCCGGCTTTCGAATGGATGATTGGCCGACTACAAGACCAACTAGAACCTGCTGAACTATGTGAACAGATGGTAGCTGTTATCTCAGCTGAGCCTACTGCTGTGCGACGAGAAATCTTCGCAGGTAAGCTCTCTAAGATGGTTGGCATATCCATTGTGAGCATCAACCACGATATCGAATTCATTAGGGACAACAAGCAACAGGATCGTAAGAACCAATTGCTTGGAGCGGCTGAACGATTCAACCTAGCAGTTGATGATGATCCTACCAGTATCATGAGCTGTATGGCTTCGTTGGAAAACGACATTGATACAATTGAAAAAAAGTTCTCTAAGGGATCTATTGGCGCCAGCTATCAGATCAACAAGTACAATGCCCTGCAAGAAGCTAAGAAAGAAGAAAGTAAACGAGATGAAGCCAGTGGCTTTCAGATGAATTACTTTACTAACATTCATAGAGCGTTTTCTGGCGGTGTACGTTGGAACTACGGTGTTCTAATATATGTTGGTGGCCGGCAAAATAGTGGGAAAACCGCTACCGTCATTGGTATCGGTCTCGATGTTGCACTAAGTGACCCAGATACTATTGTGCTTATGCACTTTACTGATGATAACTTTGCACAGGTAGAGCCACGGATTAAAACCAATATTGCGTTAATGCAGTTCGGAAAAGAACTACATATCGCTGAGGCTGATAACCCGTACGTCAACATCAAGACGCCAGAACAAGCTGCGATACATGCTGATGCTGATACAAGCTTTAGAAACCTCATTGAAAACGAAAAGTTAGTAATCATCGATAGTGAAGACGGCAACACTCTTGGTATTCTTGAGAAGAACCTGCGGTATCTGCGAGGCAGGCATCCAGACAAAAAGATTCTTGTAATTGCTGACAACACTCACAACTACATGGACTTTCTGACTCTCGACCAGAACACACGTATGCGACGCATCAGTATGATGCAAAAAGCTTTTACCAATAAGTACCGTTGTACTATGTTCGCTACAGCTGAGTACAGAAAGAATGCTTCTCCCAATAAAGAAGAGATGCGTTTACCTGTAGATGATGACCTAGCTGATGCTCGGTCGTTAATGTATCTGCCCAATGGAATCATTCATGTTTACAATGACTTGAATGACCGGGGTGTAGAGCATGCTGAGATTATGTGGCACCGCCGTATGGGCGGAGAGCCACAAGCACGACTTATGCTGTGTGTTACTAAGAACAAGATTAATGGCTGGAAAAATAAGCTTATCTTGGACTTGGATAACAAGGTGGTTGGTGTCCGACCATTCGATGCTGATGAAGCTCGTAGGCAAAGCCAAAACCTAGGACAGGGTAAAGGCACAACCATAGACATAGGAAAGATTCAATGACAATTAAAGATTCCGTACTAGGCATTCTGCCTGAGATTCAACGACGGCAAGAAGTAATGCAAAAGCGCAATGAAACAAAAGCAAAGGAGAAGCGAAATGAGAAGTCTAAAGCTGGGTGAAGAAGTAGAGAGCGATGGGCGTAAAGCGTACGTAGCTCGATGCGACCAAGTGCTATTCGTAGGTGAAACAATCGTTCACGAAGGCACTAATAAAATCGTCACAGAGGTTCGTCGCCTTTCAGACGGACCTCCCGCTCTTCAACAATGGGCCTTGGTATTCCTGGAGTAGACATGGACTTTGAAGAAGTGGTGGATTGGATATCGACTCTAGCGCCAATGTTTAAATACGAAGTTAAAGCAACTTGGCTATCTAGAAGTGAAGTAATCAGGTTAGACATGTATCATCGTAATGTAGCTGAGGATACGCTAATCCATCTACACAGTAGTTACACGCTGGAGTTTTTACGCTACGGCAAGCCAAAAGAAACATTGATTGAAAGGCTCTTGGAGCTAACCCGAGAAATGAATAGAGAAATTAGAGGTTCATATGGAATCGGTTAACTTCCCAAGCTGGCCACATGACAGCTCCTGCCAATGCCCTGGAGGATATCCTCCCTGCTCGTATTGTGTAGAGGAACCACTCTGTAGTCGCTGTGACAATAGAGGTAGAGACGTTGGTGAAAAAGGCTGGACAGAGATCAATGGCGATCTATTTTGCCAGGCGTGTTCTAAAGAAAATAGATTGCTATTTAACGAAGTAAAATGGATCAACAGCTTATGTCTGCCGCTTAAGTACAATACCTCAGCCGAAATGACTGGCGGATTCTTACGGATTGCAGTCAAACGTTACGACACACTAAGCAACAGAAGGTATAGCCGCTCTATGCTGCTCGAACCCAATAAGCTTTCGATGAACATTCGTAAAGATCTGCTTTTGGATACAATCAACAACCTGCATAAAAACATAGATGCCTACTTAAGAGACAAACTTTATGAACCTAACAGAAGCTAGAGATTGGGTTGCTGATTGGGATATGGCTTGTGAATACACGGTTAATCCGACGATCAACCCAGCAGGTACCAGACTAGCCTTAAGGGTTCATCACGTCATGCCTAATGGCAAACGTTTTGGTCTATGCTGTTGGTTTTGCGAAAATGATTTTGCACGGCAACCAGCTAAGCCATTAATGATTAAGTGGCTGGCAGATATGATTTCCAGAATCGACTCTATGGTTATGACTACTGAGCAAAATACAAAAGAAGGATAATATGAAAATACATGCCCTACCGATACTCTATGCTAAGAGTTCTACTGGTAAGATTAAGCAGTGGGCGGTGTGCGCAAGCCACAACCCAGAACTAGAATACGGAACTGTGAGTACGGCTTATGGGTACGTAGATAGCAAGACACAGGCCACTGAGAAGCGCGCCTATCCTAAAAACGTAGGCAAGTCCAACGAGACTACTCCGTTTGATCAGGCGCTGTCACAGGCTCAAAGCTCATGGAATAGCAAGGTAGATAAGGGATACGTTACCCACGTAGATCTTATCCTTGATCCCAGGGACGTTAAAAACTTCCTGTGTATGCTAGCCGAGAAGCACATTGAAAGGTTTCAAGATCTAGTGTTCCCAGCGCTCTTGCAGCCAAAGCTTAATGGCTGTCGAGCTATCGCTAAAAAGCGAAATGGCGTTGTAACTATGTGGAGTAGAACAGGTAAACCCTGGGTTCACTGCCACGAAATTATAGCCGAGCTAACTGACTTACTGGAAGAAGGGCGATCTACAGACGGAGAACTTTACGTTCACGGCTGGACACTACAAGCTATCAACCGTGCTATCAAGACCCGTAATGACAACACTCTGCTTCTCGAATATCATGTATATGATTTTCCAAACAACGAAACATTCGAAGTACGAGAACAAAGAATCCCTGCATCAACTGGCAGGATTCATCACGTAGAACTTCAAACCATTAAAAGCGCAGAAGCGGTACAAGAAGCCCTACAAGCTTTCTTAGATCGTGGCTACGAAGGAATGATGATTCGCAACAAGCTTGGGTTATACAAGTATGGTGGGTATCGTTCAGTTGATCTACAGAAGTGTAAATTGTTTCATGATGCTGAGTTCAAAGTCATTGGCGTCAAAAGCGCCACTGGTAAAGACCGAGGAACTGCTGTCTTTAAGTGCATAACCAAAGAAGGCAAAGAGTTTGATGTGCGCCCAATGGGTACACGCCCAGAACGTAAAGAGTACTTCGATAACTTCGAAGACAAATATAATGGAGAGTACCTTACAGTAAGGTACCAAGAACTTTCTGAAGCAAACATCCCTACTATTGTTACGGGCTTATGTTTTCGACTAGCAGAAGATTTACCGGAGCAGCAGTAATGAATGAAAGATCACAGTACGAAGAGCTAGGCAGAGCATTGGCTAATGGGCCGCTAACAGCAGACCTAGGCGATATTAAACTCCGGGCAACTGATGAGCCTTCAGTCGAGGTACAAGATGGATCCCATGTGGTGGGGCAAAGGGTTATTGCTGGCGGCAAGACTTACGAAGTTACTGATATTGAAAACATTTACTATCAGTACTACAACGAAATAACAGATGAAACAGATGGGCTATCTGGCATAACCAGATACTATAGCCAAGTACTAACGATGAGAGAAGTATAATGACGAGAGTACACTTGTGTGTAGACCTAGAGACCCTAGCGATCTCAACCGATGCAGTAATCCTTGCTATCGGTATCACAGCTTGGAACGAAGGTGAGCAGGAGCCATTTGATGGCATCCACTTACGTATCGACCCTGAGCAACCGGGTAGACGTATCGACCCACAGACTTTAATTTGGTGGCTCAAGCAAGACCAGGCAGCTGTTGACGCAGCCTTTATTGATGGCAAACAAGGTAACGCCGAACAAGCTTACAAGTATATCCAGGACTGGATTAAAGACATGAATGTTGTGGGAGTTTGGGCAAACGATCCAAGCTTTGACATTGCTAAACTAAATGACTTCTTCGGCAAGCAAGCGTTTTACTTCCGAGCTACTCGATGCTGTCGTACAGCGCTATCTGCGTTAAAGACCATGGGCTTCAATAAAGAGCTTGATGCGCTCCCCCAGGGGCAGAAGCATCATGCCCTAGCAGATGCTGAATACAGCGCCTCGATCGTTAGACTATACATGGAAAAGGTATTGCGAATCCCAAACATTCCCCAGCCAGAACCAGCTCACCACAAAGCGTGGAGGGACTATGAAGTCTGATAACTCTGACCCAGAAATCTACGTCGAACTAGACGAACACGAGAGCAAGCACTCATACTTTCAATTGACAGTGGGACCATGTCGATGGTCCGAGCTAGATGAAGTAACAATCGCGGTACTTAAAGCCTTGGGGTATTCGCTTGAAGGATCAAGAGACTAACAATGAGCGAAAAGGATATCTCGTCCAAAGTAATGCAGCTGCCTTGCGGGCCCAGCTCTTTCAGGGGATACAATTCCGATATAACACACAGTTGCGAAGTGTTTGAAGAAGATTGGAAGGAAATGTTCATCGGAATGCTCTGCTCTTTTGACTGTCAAAAATACACTGTTATATCGCTAACAGCCATTAGCGAAAGATACCCTCTCTATTTAATAGGGACAGCTAAGTCTCTCGATCTTGTCCAAGGGCGAACCTCATATATTATAATGCTAAGAGAAAACAATGAATACTAAAGAATTAATCGCATACCTGCAGGGTATGGTTACAGACCTTCGTACGGAGCGTGTGACAGAGTCAAGCGAAATGTACGAAGCAGGCGTGGCTTCAGGTAGAAACTTCGAAGCCAGAGAAATTGCAAACGACATCGAGCATATGCTCAGTTTACACCACGATGTAAAACGAGAGGAATGGTAATGGAAACCGTACAAGAAGTAGAAACAATCACAACCGAAAAGCTTCAAGCATGTATTGATTCGATGCAGCGACGAAATGGTATTGAGCAGTACGTCCAGGTGACGATCGAACCGACACCAGATAGCCACCCAATCCACAAGATTAAGGTCGCTATCACTATCCCTGCTTTTGAACAGGGTGCTGAACCCATTAAGGTCAGCAACTCAACGTTTGTTCTGTACAAGACACGGATGCAAACTGTGAGGAACACAATCGAGCACGCTTACAAGAGCGCAGTTCATCAGCTCACAAGCAATCTGGACTTTCCAATCGAATCTAATACCAGCATTAAATACCACATCGGTTACACAACAAACCCAGTGCATAATGGACAATAGATATTACATCACTATTGTCAAAACTAGGGGTGGAGATACCTACACCATCCTGTGGAGAGGCTACCCCGATGACAAACTGCTTCATCATTGGCTGTGGAATAATATTCCAGGTGCGTTCTACAACGACACCTTTTATGGCACTTGGGAAACCGCAAAAGCAGAGGCTGTGTGGGAAGACACAATTTACCCAGCCGGCACATACCCACCACCCGGCATCAACTGGGATATATAACCCCCGAGAGAATAATGAATAAAGAAGCAGACGTTATTTACGTTGAAGACCTTCTTGAATCAGACGACCCTGTCGACCAAATAGAAGGTAAGATTATGCTTGCGCTCATGGAACGCTTAGGCCTTGATGAGATTGATCCAAGTCGGCTGGACGTAAAGCATACTGAGACATCATACCCAGAAGGTAATCTTCTAGTAGAAACCAAAATCGAATATAAAGAGAGAAAAAATGAATAGAGAGGAACTACTCGCCAAACATGGTGAGCTTAGAAAGATTGGAACTGATGGTCATGTGCGACTAGTAGATGTGATGGGCGATGATGCAGCAATTGTCCAGGCAGCACGAGTCAGTTACGGCAAAGGAACGAAGACAATCAATGAAGACCGGGGACTCATCCGGTACTTGATGCGTCATCGACACACCACGCCTATGGAAATGTGTGAGATTAAACTCCACATTAAGATGCCTATGGACAGTCATCGACAGCAAATTCGTCACCGAACTTTCAGCGTAAATGAATATAGTACGCGTTACAGCGAAGCTATGGACTGCAGAGAGGTTACACCAGTAGAAGGGTGGAGGCTCCAGAGCCGAAACAACAAGCAGGGATCCGCAGGGTTCATGATTGATGCTGACGAAGCGCACCTTGAGGGCAACATGCTCTCTGGTGTAGAGGTCGCAGATAGGCTATCAGCCCGAGAGCTAGAACTACATGAGCTATCTAATGCCGTGTACCAAGAGCGTCTAGCTGCTGGTGTTGCTCGTGAACAAGCTCGTAAGGATTTGCCGCTTAGTACTTATACAGAGTACTACTGGAAGGGCAACCTCCATAACTTGTTCCATTACCTAAGTCTACGTATGCACTCTCACGCTCAAAAAGAGATTAGAGAATTTGCGGAAGCTATCTATGATATAGTACAAGACTGGGTACCTATTGCAGTCGAAGCGTTTAAGGACTATCGTCTTGAAGCCAGTGGTTTCAGTGGTCCTGAATTGCGGATCCTAAAGACTCTGTTATCAACCAACCATGGCGAACTTATCCAACACGTTGACTACGACTACCCAGAGGGCGATGACGAGTTTGAACAGTTTTATGCCGAAGTGGCTTTTACAACTGGGCTCAAGACTGGACTAGCAAAAGAAGGCTGGTATCTTTTTTCTGCTAAAGACGGGAAGGCAGAGCTTCGCAGGCCCAGAACCGTACACGACTTAACACAAGATGAACGTATTGGGTTCATGGAAGATGAAGGAGTAAGTAATGCAAGAGAACGAAGAGAATTCTGGGTTAAGCTCGGAGTTGTGTAAGTGTTGTAGCTTAGGCTTCATCGACGCATTCGAAGATAAGGACTTTCGATATTACAACTGTGCTCGTGGCTACATAACCAAGATGCCATTGCGGCAAAAGTGTGAAGGCTGTACCTGCGAAGGAGTTGTTAAACCATTCTGCGATAAGCCAGTTCCGACGGTAGAATAGCATGCTAGACAAAGCCTTAGCCCTCCCACTTACGGAGGGCTATTCTTTTTTAAAGACAGCCAGTTGCAAGATAACTAAATTCGCTTTCAGAGAAGACCTATCCAATAGCGATATCGCCTTTGGGTCTTTCAAAGCAAGAAGCTCGCCAGGTCACCACCCGACAAAGCTGGTGCTAACTTTTGAGAACAGGCTTGATAGGTACACTGTTACGTTCTCAAAGATATCGATATATTCAGTATTCAGAAAAAGCCACTTACAACCTGCAGAATTTAGTTTTAAAAGCCCACCCCCAACGATAGAACACCACAGCTACAGGAAGAAAGATGACTAACACACAAGGCGGTAGAGCCTACCCAAAATATGTAAAAAAGACCTGGGGTAGTGAACGACATTACAAAAACGACGAGCAGTACTGCATGAAGCTTTTACACATTGAAGATAGAGGAAGCACTTCAATGCACTTCCATCGAGATAAGCATGAGACACTTCTGGTTGTTAGCGGGTTACTTACTTTGACTATCACTCATGACAATTGCAAGTACGTGCATATCTTAAAGCCAGGAGATGCCTGGGATATGGTTCCAGGCATGATACACACACTCGAAGCTAAGGCTGGTCCCGTCAATATTGTCGAGGCTAGCACCTTCGATCATCCATCAGATACAGTGAGAACCAAATGAAAGATAAGAACTATATTTGGGGCGTTTGGGCCCGGTCTAACAAGACTTTTTACTACATGAACACAGGCGTACACTCTGTTAATAACCCAGTAGAAAGAGTATTGAATACTCTTATTGCAAGGGAAGTTATAGAGATGAAGCCTGGGCGGCAAGCCTTACATTCAGAACCATACAAGCTCTATACGCTTGCGCAGGCTGAGGAAAAGAAGTTCGAAATCGAAGTAATCCATCACAATAAGCTAGCCCAAGACTATGCCTCTACAAAAGAGAAGGCTAAATTGAGCGGATGGTCCTAATGCAACTAAACCGAGAGTTGATAGCAGGGGCAGTCGTTGCCGTACTGGCATTTACTCTCAGTTGGGGTATCCAAAGCCAGCTTGCGCAGGCTAGAGAGTCTGCTATTAGGGCTAGTTACTTAGCTCAAATTGGGGACGTGCAGGCGGACATGGAAGTGGTACGTATTGACGAAGTCTCTTCAATAGAAGAGATCTTGGCAGAATCATTTTCCGAACGGCAGGACCTGCTAGACAGGATCGTCACCCTGAATGAAGATATTGAAGGCTTGAGGTTTGTAGCATCAACAAGAGGCTCACTTTTAGGAAGTGAGCCAGAACCTATAATCATCAGACGCAATGAATTGCCACCAGAACACGTTTACGAGACTGGCGGGCTAACGATTGCAGAGTTCAAGGTAGAAGACCTTGGAGACACAGTTAGTTATTCGTTTCCAACCTACGACTTAGAAGTAGAGGCTTCCTTTGTGATAGGGGAGTCGAAAGCTTCCGTAGATGTTGTGGCTTGGACTAGCTTTGATCCAGAAACAAGAGTAAGGATTGCTCAAGACAGCCAGGTCTTTGACTTGACTAAAGAGCATAAGGTGTTAACTCCTCAAATTGGTCTAGGTATTACAACGGGGTATCCCAGCGTGGCACCAAGCGGCAGTCTATGGTTTTCAACTATCCATCCGAACCCAAGTTTAGACTTAGCAGTGCTTAGATTCAGTGGCAATGCTGAAGCCTTAGCAATAGGTATCGACCCAATATCCTACAATGTAGGAAAGCCATTGCCTGTATTGACCAACTTGTGGATAGCTCCAGGGGTATCACTGGATACATTAGGCCGTATAAACGGCAACATAACAATAGGAGCTAAGCTATGAGCTACAGAACATACGACTATGTATGCAAAAACTTTGAATGCGAAAACCTTGATAAAGTTGACGAGCGTATGATTGAGTACGAAGAACGAGACAGTGCAGAGTGTGAAAACTGTGGAGACACGATGAAGCGATTGCCTGCTGGTATACGTACTACTCATCATTCCTGGAGTACCTGGAGAATATAATGAGTACAGCTGGAAAGCTGATCACAGGCCAAGACTTACGAGCTTTCGCACATTGCTCTAGATTCTATGATTTCGGAGGTTCGCTCACAGAGTACGAGCCTCCGCAACTTATTAACAAGACCGCTTTTGAATTAATGACGTCTGCTGCCATACGACATCCGATAAGCAATTACTTGGGAGCGGTAGTCAAAGCCATCCCGAGAGCAGTAAAGACTCTAGGGTTAAGAAAGAATCACCTAGGAGGCCAGGTGGATGCGTGGGAGAATGAAGCCCTAAGGTTCGTCCCTGCGATTTTTGAAACCCTATCTCCGCTGAGATACTTCCCAATCTCTGGGCCAATGCCTTGGCGTGTGCAAATATCTAGAACACCAGTTGAGGTGACTGCAAATGCCATCTATAGAACCAGGGCCAACCAGACTTTACACGTAATACATTTCAGTCCCTACAAGACAACACAAGATCAGCTAAACGATCCTGTTGCGAACATCTTGCTTCATTCGACAAAAGAGTTGGTCAAAGAAGACTACCAAAGGCCTCGCGTAATGGTCCACGTTTTTGGGAGATCGGGTCTGGGACAGATGACATACAACTCTATCGAATCAAAAACTGCTGACGAAGGGTATACAAACCGACTGACATCTATGGTTAGGGCGATGGAAGTTGGGTATTCATATCCAGCAACTCCGTGCCCCAATTCTTTATGTCCATTTCGCAAGCAGTGTTTACCGAGGATATACTAATGCACGATATAAAAATCATTAATGACGTCCAGCAGCCTATGCCAGAAATACTGGAGAACGGCCCATGGATTCATCATGCGACTTTAAAAGGCAGTCGAGGTCAAGAATACATTGTGTTCAGACAGGCTGCTACCAACAAGCTATACATTGAACGCGTAGACAATAGCGTGACATGGACTCTAGTCAAGATTAAGGACGAATCAGAATGGGCAGAAGTTGCTCAATTTTGCGCAGACGCAGGCTTATTACAGATTGATAGCGATGTCAAGGCCTCTAAATCACTAGTGGAGCTAATGGATAATGGCAGTTAAAAGTAGATGGACGAATCAGTTCAAAACGTTAGATCACAATTCAAAGTTCCACAATGAAGCAAAACACGTTTTTGCAACAGACTCTTTTTTCAAAGGGCTCTCTTGTTATCAAGAAGTACCAGTCGTAGACTTGTGTCCAGGATACCACTCAAATGCACATCGTTTTGATTGGTATATAGAAGAGCTAAATGCCATTATCGAAATGCATGGGAGGCAGCATTACGTAGCAGTAAACTACGGTAACGCCTCTTACGAAGAGGCGCAAAAGGCTTTTAAAGAAATGCAAAACCGAGACAGCGCAAAGAAGCAAGCCGCTCTTGAAGCGGGCTTCACATATACAGAAATCCCATACACATACTACAATAAGCTTGATGCTGAAACGCTCAAGAATCTTATTCTATAGGAGTACAACATGACAGAAGATGAAACCGTAGTCGAAGAGCCAGTTGAAGAGGAAGGCGTTGAAGGCTTTGATCTCGCAACCTTAATAGGCGGAAGCTCACAAGAAGTATGGAGACCAGACACGGTTGCTTTCTTTGGCTCAGCCAATAGGAGTATCTTGATGTCAGGAGAGGTAGACCAGTCAATGGCAGACGCCATGATCGGGCAACTCCTTCAGCTAGACGAAGAATCTAACGACCCAATCGTAGTCTATATCAATACTCCAGGTGGAGAATTAGATAACGCACTTGCTATCTACGATACGATGCAGACTGTCGCTAGTCCAATCTTTACGATTGCAGTCGGATCATGCATGAGCGCAGGGCTATTGCTCCTTCAAGGTGGAGACGTAAGATCGTCTATGCCGAGAACAAGGCTCATGTATCATGAGCCAATGGCTGGTGCCAACGCCTTCAATAGCGAAGGTGCTGATGCTTTCGCAGCAAACTACGCTTGGGCCAAGCAGCAAATGAAAGAGATCCTGACAGAAGGAACGAACATCACCGAGAAAGTGTGGAAAGACACTTTCGCAGGGAAGACTGCAATGTTCCTTTCGGCTCAAGAAGCTCTTGAGCTAGATCTATTAGATGTCATTATGACGTACGCCGATAAGGCAGTATTGCCAGATGGCAAGTAGAGGCCGAGGCGCCCGACAAAAAGGATTCAACTTTGAGCGTGCTGTAGCCAAGCTTCTAACAGGCTTAACAGGTTTTGAATGGAAGCGTGGGCTAGGGCAAACTCGTGGCGGTGGAGCAGAGCACGCAGACGTTATTTCAGAACACATGGAAGATATTCATGTAGAATGTAAGCGTCACAAATCAGTATCAATTAAAAAAGCTATGGAACAAGCAGTCGGAGACCGTGATCCAGGAGATTTAGCAGTTGTAATCACTAAGGATGATCGTAAAGACATCTTAGTGACTATGCTCTGGGACGACTGGGCACTAATGTTCGACGTTTACACGGCCAACAGGTAGTACAATGTACAGGTTTTTAAACGTCGATACACGACCAATGCCACTAAGTATTTCTTCTAGAAGTTTTGCGGCCAGATGGCGTAAAGACTGGCAAAATAAAGCCTGTACAGAAGGACTACTATCTATTATGGAACCGTTCTTTAAGCAGTGGGAACACATGCTTACTGATCCAGGCTCCGAAAAAGACATCAATTTTATATCTCTATGCCACTTGCTTGAATCACAAGGAGTGAATCCAACTGCCGCTATGGAAGAGTGGATTCACTACGCAGATAATACGACCTCTATCCGAGAGGAGCTGGTCATGTTGTTTCTTACTCAAATGAGCAAGATGCGATATTATCCTACCAAAGCGTCTTCTCGCATGGTAGAATATGTGCTAGCTCGTGATTTCAAGCAAAGACTTTGTAAGGAAATCCTAAAAGCAAGCAGGCACCCTATTGACATGCCGGTCAAGGAAGTTATATTCACAAGTATTCCTACTCCTTCGTTGGAAAAGGATATTCTGCTTATCAAACATTTAGGTTTGACAGACTGGCAATGGTATTTATTAGAGCTACTCCGCCAAGGCAAAAGCAGTTTAGAGATAGCTAAAATTACACACATCCCTAGAGAAACATTCTACTACGAGGAACGCGAAATATGGCAGAGACTAAGGCAGATTTGGCTGATAGCAGAACATTAAGCAATCAGCAGGCCATTGTAAAGCAACTCATTCGAAAACGTAATGAGCCGGTTCGACATGTAATCCCAGGTGGCGCAAACCTACTTGAAAACATTGATGAACGCACACTTAAGCGGGCAGTCAAGACATGGCTAAACCGTGTACGATGGTTTGACCACGTGACTATTAATCTAGTTACAGATCCAGATACGCGTACTTATTCAGAAAAGAAAGTGGAAGACTTTCCAGAGGATATTATCCTTGCTTGGGATCGAGCAGACCAGGGCAAAGACTGGCTAGCTGGAATCATGTCTAAACACTTGGCAGAAACCAAAGTGCTCTCAGTAATTGCACGCAAAGACGGACTATACCTACGAGTACCAACAGGTGATAGCACTATCGACCCGAAGGATGAAGATTGGGAACCACATCTACTCTTCGGACGTCGGGGTAAGGACGAGTATGCAGTCTTCTAGAACACTGGCTGATGCTGAAGCTGAGCTTGAGACCCTTAAGGCTAAATACGCCTGGTTGGAACTCGTAGCCAAGGCGCTCAGAGTGGAGATGGGCCGTTTAAGGTCTGACTCAACTATGAGTATCAAAGCTGGAACTGTACTGATTACAGACTCTGTTGATACTATCAATATGTAGTCGCCCCAGATAATGAAAGCCGGTCCTTAGTGGCCGGCTTTTTTTATTTATCCAGTGGGATCTTCTTCGATAGTTTGTACGCGACGCTGGATAGCATCCACTTCAACATGCAGTGCCTGTACATCTGTTTGGGTTATGACGCTCAACTGCGTAAGTTGGTTAACCGTAACAAAACTATTGATAGCAACTAAGACGTCATTGAGAACGTTCTCAGTCTTACGTAAGCGAACTAAGATTGCTTGATATTGGTCATCAGATACTGCCATTTTGTTCTCCAAGTAACACATTGATAGTGCTCTTCATAGACTCTACATTAACTGCCTTGTCATCGAAATACAAGTCAGCTCCAGGCTTGCCGAAATAAATCTCATCATAAGGCACACCCCATGTATCGAGCTGTAAGCACGTCAGGAAGCCCCAGGCGGCAGTAGCCTGTCCAGGGTTACCCTTCGAGCTCCCCATCCCTCTAGCGGTATAGACGATGATTGTATGGCCATCCTCGCTCAACTTACGGAGTAGTTGAATCGCTTCTACGTCAGGCTTTGAATCTATGTAGTCGCCCTCCCCATGACAGAGCGTCTCATCTAAATCAAAACATAATCTCATGCGTTCTCCCTTAAGGTCCTAATCATTTGCCCACAAACTTCTGTGGCTTGAATATCCTGCATACACTTGAAGACATACTCGCATTTAGTATACCAGCAACCCAGGCAAGACACCGTACTGGCTACAATCCCCGTATGCGATGGGTAGTAATTGATGCGTGAATCCGGGGGAGTGCTTCCAAAAAGCACTACAGAAGGAGTCGCTAACGCTCCTGCCATATGCATTGGGCCACTATCTGGTCCGATGAAACAATCCGCTTCACCTATTAGCGCACCCATTTCCCGAATGTCAGTACCACTTACATCGATACAGTTACTATAGGAACTCCAATCACGACCACCCTCCCAATCTAGTATGAGGTAAGTGATTGATAGTTTCTCTGTTCCTGTTATTAGTTCTACGTACCTTTCTATTGGCCAGCTTCTTTTTATGTCATCGCTGGCCACATGCAGTACGACCATTTTATTGCTTGTTCTTAACGACCTAGCTTGCTCTGCTTCCTTGGCGGTCACTACGTAGAACGGTACCTTGTTCTTCGCTTCTACCCCAAGGGCTTTGGCAAACAAGTCTATTCGATTCACTAATGGTAATCCCTTGTGCTCTTGTCTTATACATACTGATGATACATCTATTACTTTGTCATAAGAACTATGGTTGATGCGCCGAGAATCAATAAGTTCATCTACAAACGGACACCCAGCAAGCAGCTGGGAGTACGTGCTAGTACTCAGGTCGATAGCGAACGTAACATGTACACCAGTTTCCTTAAGTGCTCGAAGCCCCGGAGTAAGCATAAGCACATCGCCTACGCCTCCAGTCCTACGAAGTATACAAACTCTTTCTACAATAGACATTCAAAGACTAGAGTAAGTCCCAGGCAACAGAGACATGAGAGATCCGAGCAATAACCGGAGCTGCGGCTGCAGTCTTGATCCCATAGTAAACCTGGCCTAAATATTCACTAGCAGGATTAAGGACATTGGTAGCTCCGGTTACAACAATTACGTCATTCATTGAAAGTGTTACTTGGCCACCGGCATTAACAGAGAACTTAACTGCAAGTGGAGTATCAGCAGCCGCAGGGACTCCGGTATCTGTAACAGTATCAACACCGACAGCAGAAGTAACTAGGTACCAATTCGCAGAAGTACTATCATAACGAATAATCATTTTTTCATCGTCTGATGTATCGTCGAAAATATCAATATCTTCACGAATGCCAAACTCTACACGCTGACTAGTCAAGGTATCAAGGCTTATGACAGTAGCCAATACAACCTTAGACGTTGTGCTGTACTTGGCTATAGAAGTAACCTTTCCGCCCTGCCAGCGATTTGTATGATCGCTGTATTCAGGAGAGATAACAGTACAATCATTAGCTGCGGTATTAGTTACCAATGCAATGTAGCTTTCTGAAAAACCACTGACAGTTGGGTTGTTGACTCCGCCTAAACCAAAGATGTGATTGGAGCTAAAAGTAGATACTGCTTCAGGGCGTAACTCAAACCCCTCACGAAACACAGCCCGGCTTCTAGTATTGGCAATATCGTAACGTAAGTCGCCAGCAATTGTATCTACAATCTCAGCATCAAGGGTAATAGCACCACGAGTACCGGTTGGGGAAGCACCCGTTGTGATAGTGATATCTCCCGAGTCATCATCTGTACTGTCTCCAGTCAGGATGTTGATCGCTCCCGAAGGAGGAGTAGAGCCATCAGAACCAACATCACCTGTGCGGATTGTAATGGGGGAAGTATAGTAGTTGCTGTCTGCTGTTTCGATTAAGATCTTCGACTCAGTAGTAGCCCCCGCCAACATGTGAATAATACCACCACCACCAGCTCCACCACTGGTACTGCTACCAGTGTGAAGATCCAGGTTTCCAGTATCGCCACTGACCGTGTCCGCAGTATGGATAAAGATCCCGCCACTATTCTGATCACTTGTACCGGTATACATATAAATAGCACCAGTAGTAGCTTCTGAGGTACCAGTTCTCAATGACAGGTCACCAGACTGTGAAGTATCGGTACCGTTGCCAGTCAATATTGAAACAGTACCAGTAAAATCTCCAACAGCACTATCGCGAGCCTCGCTAGTAATAGTTACGCCTTCTGGATAAGTGTTGCCATCTTTACCATTAGAAGATTTAATCAACACCCCGCCGTCACTAAAGCCACTAGAAGGCTCTTGTGCTCCGGGTGTGATCGTAATGCGCCCAAAGCGATTTGTCGCAGAGGCTCCAGTAAAGAGACTCAAGTCACCACTCTTCTCATCAGAGTCACCAGAGTAAATGAAAACTTGCCCACTATCACCGCTAGTTCCAGAGCCAGCATCAGCCAAGCCAGAATAGATCTTGACTTCACCTGTATCGCCAGCGGTACCACCGGCATCAGTCGTAGTGGTATTTCCGGAGCGTACTGTAACTGCTCCTGAGCCAGTGCCAATTTTGTTGTTGGTTACGGTTCTAATACCTGTTTCAATTACAATGGGAACCGTAGCAGCTGTTTCAGCTACATCAGTTACTGCAACAGTGGCAAAATCAACTGTTGATCCTGAGTATCTTGCATAGCCATTAAGAGCTGTACCAAAAGACAGCAAATCCCCATCAGAAACAACAGGGTTTGTGCCGTTGGATGTCTCCCCGATTAAGAGGCTTGCTCCCCAGCCAGCTAAACCAGCAAGGCTAAGAGTAGGGTAAGAGTCAGTGTAGCTCAAGCCAGTAGGCGAGTAGCCATTAAACAGATTGCCAACAGCATCAATAATTTGAGCTAAAGGATGCGACAAATCTGATAAGCCATCACCATCAAGGGTGTAGTTGTCGCCAAAAGCATCTACAACGACCTGATCCAAATCAAGATCGTTGGCTGTGATAAGACCACGAACAGCAGTGTCGTCATAAGCACTGGCTTCTGCCGCAGTAATAGCGTTTTCAATTCGCGCAATCTCTGCCAAAAGTACATCAACCGTTTCTTTGATTGTAAGTTTCCGACCAAGACCACTATCGTAATAAACTTCGGCACCAGAGCTATTAGCTTCTACGTGCGTGTAGATTGCATTGCCAGACAAGCCAAGGGTCTGAGGATCAACCCCAGTTACTTCAGCTAGCTTAACCATTAATGGATAGTAGACAGTGTTCAACTGATTAATTAAGTTAGCAATGTCTGCCTTAGTGTTGGCAACATGTGCTGTACGTTGCGCAACAGTTTGAAGAGTGCCGCTACTCGCACCAGTTCTCTGTGTGAGGATTTCGAGGTCGGTAGACAATGGCATTAAATCACCCGTGCTTTGAAGGAGTTGATTACCGGAGTGACATTTGGATCACTGGTATTAAGTACTGCTCTAACGTAAAAGCTTGTTGCTGGTCCGTCTTGCAGGATCCATGTGGTATCGAATAATTCGTTTACCCACGATGAATCAGTTTTGTTGACCTTCACTTTGAAGTGGAGATTCCCATCGGCGTTTTCTACCGTGAAACTATTATAGTACCTTTCGTCACTAAATTCTAGATTGCTGAAGTCTTCAGGAGCTAGGTAATAAAGACGTTGGCCGTAGTACTTGTCTGTACCAAAGTAAGGCTTAAGCCCAGTATGATCTCCCCGATACTGATACCCTTCGATAATGTACCTGTGGTTGTAAGGATACAGCGGATCATTCTGTAAGAAATCTTCAGGACTACTCAACCCAGAAGGCAAAGCTAGCCAATTAGCCTTCGAAGTAGTGAACTGAAAAACACCCTTAGGCACGTGAACACTTCCACTAACGGGAGTACCTGACAAGAAAGCATTGGAGGAGCCAAGGTCTAATGTAATGCCTTCTTCAGACTCTACCTCAAACGTAGTTCCCATTAAGCCAGACGCAGTTTCGTACCAGCCAGGAGGAAGACCAAGTACTGTCGCTTGAGAGGAAGGCATGTTGCGGTTGATAACAACTTCCGATAGCGGAGTCTTGGTTACGAAGTTTTCAGCAACGTAAACATTCAATACGCCCTCAGTGGCGTATTGTAAATTCTCTAGCCCGGTGACAGATTCAAGTACACTGCCAGCAGAAAGAGTTGAATCTATGTATTGAGCAGAGTCACCTGGAGCATTAGATGCAAAAGAAACAATAGGAGCATGTCCTGTTCTCTCTTCAACTGCTAACCAGGGCCCATCAACATTGACAGAAGCAAACCAGTTGACGTAAGTGCCAGGAGGTTTCACACAGCAACTCCTCAGTGTTAACTTCGTGAAGGCAATATCTCCACCCTCTGCATTTGTAACGGAGTAAGGACCAGAGTAAAGCTCGGCGTCCTGGGCTAAACGATAGCTGTTATTAAACACTTGAATACTATCTAGAGAGAATACGTAAACATTCTGTCTCCCACTAGTAGTCTTTTGATCGGAAGCTGTTTTTGACAATCGGATCTGCAGTTTCTTAACACCGCTTACACCAATAGGAAAAGTATTTTGCCCCTTGATTAAGACTTGCTCGACAGGTTCTACCGGAGTAACAACAGAGCCACCAGTACTGTAAAATACTGTGGCTGTTAGATCGCTATCCACAGCAATTGGTAAACCATTAAGGCGTAGCTCTGACACATCAGTATCTTCGGTAAACACTATGTCTATCAGTAAACTAACCCTACCACGCTCTCTGTCCGTATAAACCAGATACTCCCAGGTACTACCATCAGTCTCTACTAGCGCATGAACAGGGGAAGTAGCACTCTGACCTAAAAGCGTACTGGCACTAAAAGCAGCAGCTCTTATAGTGGCATCTTCAAGATTTACTTCTGCCCAGTTCTGCTTAGGCAACGTAACAGCACCAGCCTCAACAGAAGCAGTACTCTTAACAAGATCAACACGGTTCTGAGCTCCGAACTCTTCTTCTATACCATGCAAGAAAACGTCAGCAGTAGAAGTGAGCAGCAAGAGGTTGTCTGCTCTGCTTCCTTGGATATCTAATAGGCGATTGAGTCGATAGGCATTCGTCATGAACCCACGAAAGCTATCGTCAAGAGAACCGAACAAAGAGTCAAGCTCTCCATTAATAGCTCTCAGGTCGTCTACGAATGCCCTGCGATTAGCAGTCTCTTGAGATGCGCTAGCATGCTGTCCAAAGCCAGGCCTCTCTACGTCATAGCCACTAAAGCCAATCTTATCAAGGTTCGGTTTAGCGACACCAGCTTTAGTCAGCAGGATTCGAAGCTCCTGAGATGTCGGAGAACGACTATTAGACTTTACAAAGTCTTCAATAACCCTTCTCTTAAGTGCTTTTTCAAAATGCTTCATTATCTAAACCTAAATCCAAGTAGTGAAACCAATGGGCTGAAATACGTTTCCAATCCACGAAGAGTCTTTTGGTTAGCAGCTGTAGCCCATACACATTTAATGTATCCCACATCTCCCCACAGATTCTTACCACTAGTATGAACCTGGTTTGCCCTTTTATCAAAAGTGCTCTCTATCGGTAGTGCAATATCATAACACGCTTCGTACACAGCAACCTTGTACGTAAGGGTGGACCCACTCCGGAAAGCAGCGTAAGAGAAAACCATACCTCGACTATAGTTTACAGAGTACTTGTTACGAGGGTTGAAGTCTGGGTCCCGATACAGGTAAGTGATTGAGATCCCAGCAGGAAGGCTGACTCCAACGCCAGTGTAAATAGAGACAGTGCCATCGTTTGCTACATACCAATCGCCATCAGCAACTACGTTAACTAGCGCAGTCTTTTGACTAACAAATGTAGCCACATCTCCGAACACAACTCCGCCATCGTTGTACCAGAGCACACCAGCAGAAAGGTTGAATGAAACTATACCAGCTGTATCCGGTAGCGCAATAGTTTCTTCAGCGTGCATAGGAACCAGTCCTAAGAATTCACTCTTCCCATTAAGGTAAGGAACTTCTACCGGTGTTGCACCATTGTCAAACAGATTGACAGGAACCTTCAACGTACCAGGTATTAAGCTATCGTAGCTTAACCTGTATGCATCAATGACACTCGTTACCTGGTCTCTGGTTATCTCAATAGCTGCAACGCCAACCATGGGTGAAAGCTGCTCACCAACCGTGTCTGCAGCATCCCTGGCAACAAAACTACTGTCGGGTATTGTAACTCCGACAGGAACGCCATCCTCGAACACGATGTCGTAAGACTCGCTAGGTAAAGGGGCAGCGGTCAAGTGCGTGTAAGTAAGCCTCGCCAACTTACTTCCCAGCTCAGAATCAAGCTCAAGGATACCATTCTGAAAGTCTACGAAGTATTTACTAGGGCCCAATAGGCTCCTGTTCGTCACCAGTGTGTAGGTGCTCATGTCTGAAAAAACCAAAGAGGTAGTATCAGCAAGCAAGTGACTATGAGGAAGGTTGATTGTCTTTTGGTCCTTCGGCATAACCACGGTATTAACAACGCCAGCAGCAGGCAGGTACTTGATACTGATCGTTTCTTTATCTGGGTCCGGGATAGTCTCAAACTTATGATGGAATCCGCCAGCCACTGGAGTGAACTTCATCTTCTCAGGAGAAACAACCATTGAAACCCGACTACCAGTACGTAATTGAGAAGGCATAACCAGTTCTCGATAGTCGTCAGCGAAGGACCATTGGCCAGAACTTACAGCAGTGTTGTCGACGACGTACTCTTGCTTTATGCGGTTTACATAAATGCTTATATCGTCAGCATCTAAACCATGATCTAGAATGTAGATCGGAAGCCCGAATGCAACCTCCGCATCAACGCCCTTCCCGAGGGGGCGTTGACCAAAACGATCGCCCCTTCTGACAGTCCCCGACTGGAAGGTCCATGGCTTCTGTACCGACGGGCTATCTAAGGAGAATATAATGTTCGATTGAGAACGAGATGCTCCCTTGGTCTGCATAGGGTAATCAAACTTCATGCCGTCGGACCAAGAAGCAATACCACTCAACGCCCCATCTGGTCGCTCCAAGTCTAGGCGCCAAACGAAAGAACCACCTTGCCCATCGAGTAAGATTGTCTCCCCTCCTGGGTCTAGTTCTGTATGCTTCCAACTACCACCACCATCACTCGTAACACTAAGCGATGCATCGTAAGTACTAGTGTCCGCAGGAGCAATCTCTACGACCGGAAGTGCAGCATAGAGTCCTTTGGGTAGCTCAGATTCTAAGCTGTTTACTTGGCCACTGCTTTTGAAAGCATGTCTGCCAGCCCGTAATGACTTCACGCCTATGGCAAAACGCTTTCGTAACTGCTCGCCAACTACGATCTGGGTACTATGGTTCTGAATTAAACTGATTACCACGACTTGCGTTTCGACCGGAAGGAATATCATATTCCATTCAGAGTCAGTTCCTGCAGACTTAACATCATATGCATCGGGACTGCTACCAGGAGCTAAGTCTCTAATTGATGTCCCATCCGTTCCGAAGCGGATGTCTTCGATCTTGAAGGCAATACCGTCCCCGAACGAGATAGGCTCCATCGCAAGATAATTGATAACCTCTGGCTTGGAGAACTCAACAACAAGCTTGAGCTTTACAGGCCCAACGTCAAGCTTCTCAAACTCAAACCAACGACTAGAGTCTCCGGAGATTACATTCAAGGGGCTGACATTATTTACAGTGACTGCACGATTGCTATTGCCAGGTCTACCTACACTATCTCGCCCTACTGAAACCTTCTTGGGGCTAAGCGTAATGGTGTCCTCAATGGGAAGAGTGGCAATGCCTTGCTGCGTTTGTATATTCAGAACAGGCTTCTCAACGAATGAGTCTCCGAGTCCACGCCAGGTAAGGAAGTTCTCAGCCAGTACGAAGCTACTACGCTCGTCGCTCCAAAGCTTAGCAGCCGCTCGCTTCTGCTGGATGGTCTTCTTCTTACCAACCAGCTGCATGAGAGTTATCTCTTGAGTATTTAACCTAGATAGAAACAACGTTATGAGCCGACGCATCTTCGTTAGCGACGCCTTCACAAACCAACGTTGTTCCGTATAGGCGCTGTTCAGTTCGCTAAGCTCTTGGTACTGACCACTGGAAACCTCTTGCAACTGAATGTCAAAAGTATTCAAGCGTTCAAACAAAGCCATGGCGTCAGACTCTACGCCAAGTCGACCCTCAAGCGTAGAAGCATACTGCCAGCGAGACACAAAGTCTTTCAAGGCATCCGTTAGCGCATCAACCTCAGCTAAATACTTCTGATCTAAAACAATATTAAGACTCATCGCGCTTGACCTTCAATAGGTAAGAGGTGATAACGGGAGAGACATATCCGTTTGAAGTCTCTGCTCTCATCATCATAACAGTTTTAAGTCTTGCTTTCATACCCTGCAGGGAAGGATCAAAAACAATACGTCCATTACGCAATGTCACAAGGCCTTTAGGCTCAAGGTCTTGAACGCTCTTAGGCAGATACTGTATGCGATACAAGCTATCGTATTGAGGACTAGCCACCTTGATTCGGAACGTACCAGCGAGGGTCTTACGGAAGTTTCTCCGCAAAGTCATAGTGGCAGGCACTTCGGTAAGCCAGGTACTACCGTCATCTAGTGAGAAGGAGTAGTCTTGCCCAAGGACTAAAAGAGTGTCGCCCAAGTAGACGCTGAACGGATCGTTAGCCAGCTCTTTGATATACCCAAAAGGCGTTGGGGCAAACTCAACCAGCTCTCCAGAGCCAACATAATCCAAGGCTTTAACCGTGAAAGCATCAACAATAACCCAGTTAGAAGACTTGATATTAAAACTATCATCATCACCTGGCGCACTTATAACCAAGGTGTTAGACACATCAGTAAAGCCATGCTCGGTAACAAATACAATCTGCAGTCCACCAGCAATGTATTCAGCAGTAGCTATTTTGACTTTCTCTGCCATGTATAGCACGTCAGGGAAGAGCTTACATCTTCCGACTTGACCCACTAAGGGAAGGTGTTCTATCTGTACTGGCAACGAGTCTGGAATCGGAATCAAAGCCTTCAGCGCCAAGTCCGTACCATCGTAGATTTCAACTCCATAGTAGGTCTCGTTAGAAGCCTGACTATCGGGAAGATTAATGTGCGTACCATCTTTATCTACAGTGATAGAGATAGACTCTACAGCAGTAGTGTGGGCAAGAGCCTGTAGCTTGTCGATATTGATTGCTGGGCTTTCAAAAAGCCCCAGCCCCCTATAAAGACGCAGACCTAATTCGATCGTTTCGATCGAGAAGTCATATATTTTCGCAGGAATAGATACTGTGTTTTCAGGTACAAGTTGAGACCAACCCAATCCGGATACGACGTCATTGAGCTTACGAGCATTAAGATCATCAAAGCGTACAACTTCGCTAGAGACGGGAGCAAACTGTACAAGCTTAACCTTGAGCTGCCGAGTCCTTACCGGTTCAAACAATAACGTCAAGTACAGGTCTGCGTCAATTTCAGTAGTAGTCAGTAATACTTCTTCTCCAGCGTTGTTGATGTACGACACGCTTTCCACACACACGGGAGAAGCGCCAATAGGTTTAATCTTTAAACTATTAAGCTCTTGCGGAACCGTCATCTCAAACAGCAACGTACAGTAAACCGGCTTGTGCAAGTACCTTTTGCTAGTATTGTCTGAGTGTCGCTTGGCTATAACATATCTAAAAGACTCGCCTTCGCGCAACACGCTATTGGGATCTCCATTCACCAGTGGTAAATGAGTGCTTCCAACATTAGTTTCTTCAGCTACAAGTACTACCTTTGAGACCAGTAGCGGTTCGGTGCGCAACACAGGCAACGTGATCCCTGCAGCAGGGATAAGAGAAGCAATGTCTTCGGGCAATAACGTTCGTCCGGTTTTGAAATCTACACGCCATTCGCAATCAGCCCACTCGGTAGGAAGATCTTGAGGCCTACTCCAGCGATTAAGCTGTGCATAATTAAAGCCAGACTGATATGATACTTCATCTTCTGTCAGCATACTGCCTAGAGAGTGCACATCGGTTTGCAACTCAGATAGTAACGCAGAGTTTCTATCACGGAAGTTAGAGATATCGTGATTAAGTACACGAATTGTTTCAGCCAAGCGGCCTATCGAGAACTTAGAGTCCTTTAAATACACAGACTGTATGCCACTGCTGCTAATAGAACCAGGAAGCAACTGCGGGTAATCTACAACCCTATTCTCTTTGAGGTATTTACGAGCAAGAGAATCTATAGCAGACTCGCTAAGCTCAAGATGATCAACATCCGACACACGACGTCGAGCCGCTCTTCTAAGCGGCTCGTCCTGGTCGAACTTTTTTATTAGATTCAAAGGCATTATTCAACTCTCAGGTTCACAAAGAAGCGCCGAGCACTAACAACTGGCGGTGTTTCAAACCTGACTGTAACATTTGTACTGGCACCAGCAGCCAGATCAATCAAAGGAATCTTAGTCCGGAGAATAGCGCCTTGAGCCCTAGTGACATAACCAGTCCAGGCACCACTGTTGTTAGTGAGGGTCAAATACACACCTCCGCTAGCTTCAGCACCGTCTGCAACGCGTTGGCCCCACTCAAGCAAGTCATTGTAGTCAGTTGCTGGAGGAAAGGCAGCAGGGTTATCTACGTCGCCTACATTGGAGGCAGGAGCCAGATAGATACCAAGACCTGTTAAGGCGTCTTCGCCGTTATTCTTTATAGTGATTTCGATGTCACCACTAGGAGCAGGCGCATCAGACTTAACAACCAATGGGTCATAGATGATATCGCCCGAGAGAACACCGGTAAATTGCAAATCATTAATTGACATTAAAGCACCTTGATAGAAACAGAATTAGGGATGGGAAACTCTTGCCCATCTTCCACTAAGGCGATACCGTAATGATAAACCTGAGTAGTAACAGCAGTAGCATCAGTATAACTTATATCGCCATCAGTTGGGGATGCGACAACATGCAGCGACACCCAAGTTCCTTGCAGACTATCCTTCCTGTAGATGATAAGGCTGTCAACTGGACCTTCATAAGTCCATGACAAATCAACTTCGCCAGTAAGAACTGAAGTAGCAGACAGCTGAGTGGCAGGATAAACCCAACGAATAACAGGATACACACTTGCATCTAAGTGTCTAAGCAAACGCTCTTCGGCCTGAACCTTGGTGAGTACTCCACCGTAATCTTCAAGCAGAGATAGCTGCGCCTCAATAATGAACGCCTTGTTTCTAGGTGCAATCATTCCGTCTTCATGGCCAGCCAGATAGCTTTGCTGAATACGAGGGTTGCGAAGCAAAACAGCATCATTGACAGGTCGGGCACCTTGTTTGCGAACACCAACTACAAAGTAATCATCGCCAACTGGCTGTTCTGTTACTACTACTTCTGACAGGATAAGATAAGCATTTAAGTTATCGTACCCAGCAGCATAAAGCCCAAGGAAAGTATTAGTATTATCCACAGCAGAGTAAAGAGTACCAATCGCGGTACCGTAGTTATAAGCTCCAAGTCCATCAGTCATCTGAAGGTTTGGATGTGTGGCCCCAACGCCTTGTGAGCACTCTAGAATTTCGCCGTTGCTTCCTACAATAAGATAATGCAACGCATCATCACCGGCAGATACGTCAGGAACCACGTAGAATACTACAAGCTTGTCAGCTACCCGAGGGTTCAAGCCGGGGTTGAGGTCAAGCTTAGTGACTTCGAAGTCTACAGTGTTATAATAGGCCTGGACATCGACTGTCCAACTAGGATCAAGGTCGAACGCAAGATGAATAAAGCCACCTGGATTATCCCAAGAAGCGATTGCATCCGAGTTCCACTTCACATCTGTGTCCGAGAACCTAAGTCCGCTTAGCGCGCCATTAGTAGTAAAGGCAAACAGCAGGTTGCCATTATGATCCTTTACAAAAACAGAGGCATGTAGTCCGTCGTCTGGGTGTACTCCAAGATGAGGACGTATGGTCTTGAGCACATTGCGGGTTACAAACCACGTTTCACTATTGTTCGAATAGATGTAGGGCTTATAGGGGGCAAATGGCTGGGTATCATATTCGGGTAGCGAGTACGACCTCTGGGAACCGTTTACCAACCCATTCACGATAGCAACATTGGTACGGAGGTACCAAGGATTATCAGCTTCTCGCACAGCAGGAATAACTGGGCGTAGCTGACTACGATCCATAGGCTTCCTCCACCAACGCGAACCGTAGCTCATGTAGAAGGTAAACCCGCTAGAATTCCGAGACTTACTATAAGTCGGAGAGCTATCGTAAAGGCGACCAGTGTCAGGGTCAATATCACGCCAGCCAGCTTCTGGAGCTGCTGGCTCTGCATTTAATAGCGTGTTTGTGGATACACCAGCTGAATCTTCTGACTGAATAAAGTAAAGCGCGTAAGCACCAGTCTTGGAATTGAAGTAATTCCGGTAGTTGGTAAAGACCCTGCCGGCTTCGTAGTCAAACGAAATACCTTCCTGATGTTGATCATAACCATCAGAGCGCTGAATACTTAACGAAGCCCGAACAGTATTCTCAGGCAAACGATGCATGTAGTAAAGCGGAACCTCAGACCCGTCAGAACCAAGAACAGTACGATCAGTAATCAAGACTTTGTCATACTGGCTGCTAAAGCTTCGAGTAACGCTAACGCTTTCCTGCGAACCGCTATCCGTCATACGAGGAGCATTAGCTGCGACACCGTAGCTCTTGTCAACAATCTGCAGATTACGTTCTGGGCTAAGAGGCAGGAATTCTATATAGTCCAGGGCAATAGCATTAGCCTTCACATCACGCTTGTACCTAAAGTGTTCTACTCTGTTCTGAACATAGTCTTCCATTGAGACAAGGAGTGTCTTCGGCGTAGCACTAGCGCCACCATCAGCAATAAGTTCAAGAGTAATAGACATTATTGGTACTGTACCGTAAGGCGGTAGCCGACATTGGCCACATGCCAGCCGGTGGTTGCTTCGGCGAAAACATCAATCGTATCTGTCAATGTATTAAGATACGCACGCAACTCACCTACGTTAAGTCCGGCGCTATTAGAGGTGACAATCGGAACCCATATATCCCCACCTTGATTTAACATCAGGTTAAAGCCAAGAATAGTGTGTCCGCTATATCTTGAAACATCAATCCCGTCAGTTCCTCCAGATAAATCTAGACCACTAGCCACCGCACCTTTGATTATAACTCCAAACTTTACACCACCTTGAGTGGCTACAGCCTCAGCGCCTTTTACACCATCCTCAGGATAGATTGCTCCATGGAACTGATGGCCTGTACCACTGGTAGGAGCCGTATATATCAACCGGTTATTAACATCTTTGACAATCCTGCCGCTAGCAGCGGTATTATCAGGATCTCCAAAGACCACCTCTACGGTAGCAGTAGTCAATGGAGCCGCAGGAGATAAGACACTGCCTGCAGCTTGTCCAGCATAGCCGAGTACAAGGTCACCGCGCATTACATTGCTGTCATTAACACTCTCATCAACTCCAGTTAGCCAGCCATCTCGATGCAGGTACTGAGGTGCAAAGTTGCTAGGATTACTTGACGGTCCAAACGCTCCAGAAGCTCCTGGATATGAAAGCATACCTACAAGGTTTGCTACGTCATAGAAAGGCCCACCCCAACTGCGAGGACTAGGCTCCAACAGCTTACGACGAAGGTCATCGATGCTGCTGGTAATATCAGTGCCTACAGTAGCAATATAAAACACATCACCACGAAGTATCTCGGCAGACAGATCAAGGTTGCCTACCTCTACGATAGTAGGAGTATTGTAATAATACTGACCCAAGTCATAGGTCTCGCCAGTGGTGTAATTCTTAAGATATAAGAAGCCATCAGGCAACCGATCTCCAGAGATAAAATTATCTATAAGTACACTAGGCAACTGAAGCTGAATGTTCTTGTTCGGGTCTTCATCTCCGAGCAGAGTATCGGCTCCATCGTTTGTCCACTGCGCATGTGTAGCAACAGGAAGCGTAATCGGATATCTGCCAGCCCCGGTTAAGGTACTCAGCACAACACCAAGTCCGGCAGCTTCTAACTGGTTTCTATCGGGAAGGGTATTAAATCCAGAACCAGGATAGGAGGTCCCGTCAGCCCACGTACTTGGATCCGTATTGTACGTGATTGTCCCACCAGGAGTAACCTCGACGCAATAGACCTTTCCTTCGGCAGTCATAAACCAGTCGCCATCTGCATCCAAGTCAGAAACAGTAGCAACTTGTGTAGTGAAGACTGTGCCTGTTCCCGCGAACACAACAGCAATATCAGAAGGTGGATACTTAGTCTGGAACTCGTGAACATTCGCCGGGATTATATCCTCTACTGGAACAACTCCATATGAAAGCGAATGTGGATTCAAGTTGCCAGCCGGCCCAATGAGCCGGGCAAGGCTAGTAATATCCAGTGACCTTTGGCCGCCGATTGCAGCACCAGTAGCTAGGTTTGACCCATACGTTGGAGACAACCGAGTAAGCCTGGTTTCAGAATACGGATAGTTCTCGTCCCACAGGTCACCAACTGCTCGCTCTACCTTATCTAGAGCGTTGATGAGTTGGGAAGTAATAGAAGAGAGCTTGTTTGCGCTTGGGGTTTCGCCGTCAACGAAATTTATATCTACGCTAATCCCTTTCTTTAGTTTATCATCAGCCATTACGAGAACACTCCGGTGAAGCTGAACTGGGCTATGCCAGTAGCTGCGGGATTAATTGTCAAGAAGTTTGCGCCACCTACACCAGCACCTACGTTGTAATCTTGAGTTACCAAGGTAAAACCCCTTGGGATTGGAAGAACGCCTGTTGTATCGACGCCTGTAAGATAAGCAGGGAGTTGCAATTGTAAACGCAACTTGTTGGACACAATCATTCTACCAGAGAAAGGATCTCTGCCATAGGCTTCAAACTTACTCTCTGATGGAACGATCACCTTGTACCCACCAAGATTAGAAGATGAATCAAAAGGAGCTGGAACGGCTAAGGTTCTTCCAGTGAAGATAAGCTTGTTTCCAACAATACTATCTGGACGGAGAGGCGTCCAGGCCCCAGCCGTAAGAGGTTCGGTGATTGGATGGTTAACGTCAGTGCTCCACTCGTATAGGATTACGCCGACTCCATTCTTAGCAATCGGGTCCCAAGAGATAGCACCGGGAACAAACAGACGTGCTGTGCCGGTAGTAATTGTACTTGGGCCAAGGACATGGTAATCAACATGGAACTGAGTAAGGGGAGTAGCTCCTCCAGTCACTTCGCTGGCTCTTAAAATCGTAGCCGTGTATTGGACGCCAGCATTATCAGTCCAGATAATAGTTCCACCAACATACTTCTCGCTATAAGGAGTATGTACTCTGACCCAGCCATTACCGTAGGGAGCAACTGCGCTATCACTACTATCTGGTTCGACAGTTACGCCAACCGTACCAGTAAGGGGGTCATGTTTGAGAATCTGATACACCCAAACATCTCCAATTACAGTGCCCGTAGGGATGTTTCCAAGAGTCATCTCAGTGTCGCCAGCGTTATGAACAACAGATAGAACCTCTACAAACAGATCATCGTTAGTAATAGGTGCATTAAAGAAACCACTAAACCTGCCACTGCTATTGCTTACTCCGCCAATCTCTGTCTGTCTGTTTCCAATGTAACCAGGACCAGAGAGTTTACGGATGTTTAATTCAACTCCAGCAACCGGGTTCTCAGCATAGTCGTAGCCAGTAGCAACTAAGCGAGCAGTATCGGTGCCGTAGTACACGGGGCCATAAAGGTTCCCGCCAATTAACTCCCTGTCGGTAGACAGTACAATACTACTAAGGTTCAAATCAGTAGGAGTAATCTGGACAATCTGATTGGTATCCGCAAACACAGTAGGCTCTAATTTAAGCCAAGGGTATGAATTAGCCGAACGACTAATCGAGTTTGTAACTTCATACTCTACGCGAGGCACAGCAGTGTATCGGATATAGACCGTGCCTACAGCACTGGCGCCGTGTTGAAGATCCTCAATAGACACTCCAGCTATATGAACTGCCGCAGTACTGCCGTCATACCCTCTGGTCAAATCAATAAACCCAGTAGAGCTTTTACCGCCATAGAGAATTATTTCAGTACCAAGAGTAATGATGCCTGTAGGCGGATAACTAGCCAGGGCTTCGTCGACATATACAGTTAGTTCCGTAGCAACGTCACTTATCGCGGCCTTAAGAACTAAGTCTGGCGCACTGTACCCACCAGTTTGAATGACCCCAAGGTCATTGTTCAAAGAGCAATGAGCTTCAACGGCTTCGCTAGTATTAAGATTTGTTTCCAAACTAAGGTCAGACCATACTCCAGCGTTAGTCTTTCTCTTGACGGCAACAGTAGCTGGGTCTACGGGGAAGAATTCTAAGAATATGTTCTGCCCACTAGTATGGACTACGTGCTCTTCCCACTCAGCCTCCACCGTAGCCGTGTCGGTCGTATTGTATCCAACGACCTGAACTGCAGTTGGGTCAATAAGCAGGTCGCTAGCATCAATCATCATCTGGGGTACGTAGCTGGTGCTCCAAGCACCGACATGATCAACTTCAAGGTAAGTAAACTTCTCGGCTTCTGAAGTTCTCTTAAAGATTTTAGCAGTAACAGAATCGTGCCTAACGTTAGAAACTAAATGCACAGAGAATCTAACACCGCTCAATGTCGCAACTACAACCCTAGTTGTAACAGCCCAGTCAGAATACAAAGCTCGTTCATCCCAGTGGGCAGAAAAGGTACCAGTCCGATAAACCGGTACACTGTCTAGGAGTTTGACAACGTTCTTGTTGTTCCATCCAAGCAAGTCAATACCTGAAGTTACGCCGCTAACCCAATCAGTCTTCTGGGTACCATCAAGTAGTCCAGATATATGTCCACCAAGAAATTCAAGATAAGCTGTGTTCTCAACCACGTTGCTAGACAAGCGTTTGAAGTCATACCTAAAACCAGTGCCTCCAGCTTCAACCCCTATTAAGGTTTGAGTCTTACTGGACCTAGTCACTTCAGTAGATAAAGGTATTGTAGTACTTCCGTATGCCATTATTTGCCCCACTGGAGAGGATGCGCTGTATACAAAGCATCCATTATCTCAGTTCCTTCAGAGTTAAGTCTCAATGGGCGATAGACACCATCGGTATCGAGCATCAAGTCCTTATGGATATAATCAATATCATCATCATTGCAAGGGTAAGCTCTCACTAGTTGCCAATTAACAGCATGGGGGAACTCGGCGTACACGTAAGATATTACACCTCGCTGATGAAGATGCGTGATTAAAACACCTTGGTCATTATCTAGATGCCAATCACCATCTACTGCAACAGCTCCTGAGGTTGCCTGTTCTGTAACAAACACGCCAGTACTTTCAGGCCAAAACCCTTGGATGTTTTCGTGGCCAAGATAATTGCTATGGCTCTGCGGCAGCAACTGCCTGTTGACATGCTTCCGGTTGCTTCCGTAACGCAGGTTCTTAGAGTGCTTAGCCCCATTAGAACCGATCGCAGTACAAGAGAAGAACGAACTCGCATCAAGAAGAGGGATGATATCGGATATAAACTTATTACCTGTTAACCGTAGCTCCAACTCGACATCAATAGTTCCAGCAACATAGTCAGAATACAAACGAATGAAGGCAGAGGTTACAACCACTGCCGGATTATTCGCTATAACGTTGCCGTTCACGTCTCGAAGAACATCAATGGTAAAGACCGGAACCTCAAAGGCTCCAACCTTTCTATTTACAGAGCGAACAAAATCATCTTCGGAAGGACCACTTGGATCTCTGACTTCAAGTAAGATTCTCCGCCGAAAGTCAGAAAGACTCTCATCATGCAGGCGAACAACACTCGCTCTAAGCCCCGCGTCATCAAGACCAGTAGGAACGTTAACGCTATTAACCGTGGTGTAAACACTCATTAGTAAGTGACCTCCATCTGAGTGTAAGGAGTGACAGCAATCAGGCGCTGGTTGACAGAGTCTGCTATGTACCCATCAATGAACTGATCGTAAGTAGTAAACGTTGAACCGTTAAGAACAGCTAAGCGATTGTTATGATCGACGTGGACAGCCGTGCAACTCGTTGCTCCCAAATCTACTTCGCTCTCTGGAGAAAGCGCTGCCACCTGAATGGCAGTGACATAAGTAGTATCGCCGTTTTTGTTTGTAGTAGTAATCGCATACTCCCACTGCCCTGCTTCGTCGTACGTAACATCAAAGTTAAAGTCGTTCCAGCTAACTTCAGGAACCGGAGAGTCAGGCCCAACAAAAGTATAAGTCGCTCCCCAAGAAGTTTTATCAGCCTGTAGGAATGATTCAACCCCTGCTGGAGTTCTCCTTTTAATGGTCACTCCAGCAATTGCGTGTCGCAGGCGAGCATGGTAGGTCCATAACTTTTGACTAACACCAAGAGGCGAGTAGTGATTCTCTGGATGCAGCTCAATGTAGCTTTCCTTAGTCTCTAGACCTACAGTGCATGGTCCGAACCCAGGAAGGGCGGGTTCATACACAAGCAGGAAACCAGCACTATTTATAACGTAAAGCTTACCATTGTAGGGGTTAGCATATTGAGCAACAGTAACAAAACTATTACCAGCACCGTCTACGAGTAACAACTCCGCTTCATCTAAATCGTTGTCAATAGCAGTGATACCGGTCTTGCGATAGAGTCTTCCTAGTTTCAGGTCTGGAGTCTGATAGACAACATGTGCATAGGGGCTGCCACTATAAGTACGATTGCTAATAACGTACCTTAGAGGACCTTCGTTACCAGCGCCCACTAGGGCCCTCAAGGAGTCCTCTACGTAATCTATATCAGCAGTCAAAGGGTAAGCCAGAACCTTCACAGCGCCATCGAAGCCTTCGTAAACAACATTGGTGAGAGACTTGAATATGTTCCTCGTCCAATACGTTCCATCATCTGGGATGTAAACGCTTTCTACAAATTCAATATCGTTTTGGTCTGTGCCAGTAAGTACAACGCGAGACATACCACTCTTGTCGAGGTGTCTACGACTAGTACGATTGTAGAAGTTGACGCTAGGCCCCACTTTGATGACCAGTCTTCCGTCACTAGCTAGGGTCTCATAAGTCTCAATAACTGAAGAGTCCCAAACAACAGAGTCGCCAGCCGATATGGAGGTAGCGACTACGAAACGGTCGGGACTTGAGCTAAGCAAGTCAGACATGGTCTCATATCGAACCAAAGTATTTACGCCCGAATGTGTACCGGTTACAGTTGTAGGGTAAACATAATAGCGCGCAGTGTTATCTGCCGTTAATACAATCTCATCTACCGGAAGCAGATCGACAGTATACGCGGTACCATAACCAATACCAGGCTTTAGAAGGTGTCTATCCTCAAGTAGCTTGCGAGAAGATATACCAGTCTCATCCAGCCCTTCACCCAATACGCTAAAAAGACGATGACCCATAGAGCTAGGGTCACGCCGTATCTTAGTCCAGTGTGGATAGTTGTTAGCTAATCTCTGTGCGCTAAAAGACATTATGCATACTCAAAAGATAGTGTGCCACGTTCTGCGAATTCAATTTCATCGAGTGGGTAGATCTTGCCGATCACTTTAACTCGATCCGAAGAGGAAGAAGAAGCAAATCCTTTTCGCACATAAACGTTCTTAAATATTTCTAAGCTATCACGCCGAAGGCTAACACTAGTACCACCAGCGATACGAATGCTATTGGAAAGCTCAAGCAAGTTTACCACACCGCCAATCCTAAGTCCTCGAAAGTAGTTATCAACACCTCTGCGAACTCCCAACTCAAACTGTCGTGCCTGCGCGGTGTTTAGCCCAGTCCCATCAGGAACTCTTAGCGACAGATCAAACTTCGTAGAAACAGCAGCGCTGGCAATCGCATTCTGACCAGGGCCATAAATACTATCAAGACGCTCCTGGACGCTACGAAGTAGGTTTTGATTCACTTGGTAATCACTGCCAAGAACAACCACTCCTACAGTACCAATACCGTAGAGTCCAGCTATGACTCTGGTATCAATAACACCAGGTACAGCAATAGCAGTCAGTTGAGTCTTGGTAGCATTCGAGCTAATAAGGCGATCGTAATGTCTCCCGAGCCTATACTTATACTGTGCATCTAGCTCTTCGTTTCGACCGTTAAGGACATTGAAGAAATTGATAACCTTAAGGGTATCGTTGCCACTATCTGTGTAGCCAGTAAAGCTGTGGCTCTTGATGACAGCAGGGCCAATATTAGACCTAGTACCACTTGCCTTAGCAATCACTGCAACATAAGCCGAAGAGCTTGCAGCCCTAAGAGTGACAGCAGACGTAGTAACAAAGGTAATCGTCGAGCCTAATTCATTTTCATCAGGAGCTGAGAAGACCGGGCTTCCAGCAGGAATCGGAATATCAGCCCCTCCGTTAATGCCACCAAAGGTGCCAGAGTTCACATAGAAGCTGAAGCTTTGTTCAGAGGTCGTAACCTTGGCAAAGGCCGCAGAGTATCGTGGGATACCCAAGTCTTGACCAATGATATCCAACTGGCCACCGACAGCAGTCGGGATACTACCTGCTATATGGGCGGAGATACTTTCGTTATGCTGAGACAACAGCTTGTCGGTAAAGGTGTCAACAATTGCCCGAGACTTAGAGTCTGGGCCAATATAGTTAATAGCAGTACGGCTCTGCAACGCAGAGGTGAAACCCTTCGCTACAGTTACTATGTTCTTTCTTTCGGGAACGATTGGCATTAGAAATTCCTTGCTACTAGTTTATTGTCTCTAGCGTCGTAGGTGAATGATAGGAACACTTCTTCAATCTGTCCCATAGGTCTGATTTGTAAGATGATAGCAATCTGTCTCTTGCTGACAGGGAAGATTTCTATTGCAACTTCATTTGGCTTTAAAAACCCGTCAACCATTAGCTCATTACTAAGCATAGATTTGATCTCTTCTGCGGTCTCAGCAGTATTTGGCCTGCCAGCAAACCCAGCAATTTGTGCACCAATCTGAGGCTGACTACGCCAGTCTCCCTTGGAAGCTCTAATCCTAGTCATGACTCTTTGGATAAGACAACGTAGTTTAATTTTTCTAGTATCTAGAAGGTCGTTGACATCAGGGTCAAGGAAGTAATCTCCAGCGCTTGTAAAATAAAGGTCTATGTCTCTGCTGAATCGGTTAGTCATTATCCACCCACAAAAACGCTAGCGATCATAGCCGCTTGCTTTAACTCTTTAAGTATCCCCGCAAAAGGAACAGCCAAGGTATGGTGTGCGATCGGGGTAACAACAGTAGATGGGATAAGAGACATAGGAAAGCTTTGCGTCTTTAACATAGCTCCGTAACGAAAGCTGTCAGGAAAACCCTGGACATTGACCTTGCCACCTGGACCAGCAGCAATAGTAACAACTCTGTCCTTTACTGATACAAAGCTTTTGTCCGAGACACCAATTCTTACTTCGTCTGGACCTTCGAGCAGAGTAATATGTGGGCTGACGTTGTCGTCATCAGCCCAGTAGTTGAGCTTAAAAGTTTTTGTCCTTCGTTCCATTACAATAGGTCTCCTATGTCTGCCGTCTGGATAGACTTCTTCAGCGACATCCTACGCGAATCAGGTCTACCAAACAATCGTAACATTCCAAATTGGACAGACGCACCAGTAAAATAAATTTTTACCTTGCGGCCAATAAGCTGTGCACTATTCTGAGACAGGACTTCCTCGTCACTGTACTCAAACCAATAATACCCTATCATATCACTTGCTAACAATCGAACCTTGGCCCATACAAGGCCAGGTTCTTCTAACATACGATTCTGAACCCACGTAGGAAGACCGTTTTTGAGTTTAGAATCAGGATCATAAACTTCAATTAGAACGCCCAGAGCAGACTTAAGCCCCCACGCATCACCACGCTTGGCTTCACGTTGTAGCTCGTGAAGCCTCATCTGAAGTGCGTTGCCTGGGATAGTTGCTGGCATAATACTCTCCTATCTAGTTACGTGGACCGTTGGCTTCATCCCAGGTACGACGAGAGAGGATGCCCTCGTTGACTAGTCTGTTCTCTGCTGGAATGCGCTTCCAGGCATTAATACCATAGAGGCGCCACAAGTCTAACATATCTCTAGACCCTGTCATAAGGTCATCAGACCAGTTTCCTAGATTGCCTTTAAAGTTGCTCCAGATCGAAGAAGGATCATGAGTGTTAATACCGCTGACAATCGGATGCCCGTTCTTCATAAGTGGAATAACCATGACAGTATCCCCACGTAGCGCGTTGAGCATAAAGAGCGGACCACCAAGCAACCAGATAAGATGAGGAGGATCGAGCTGATTAAGAGCACCAATAGTACCAGCGCCCATAGCGAAAACCGTTCCGCCAGCACCAATGGCACCAGCAGCTCTCAATAATACCGATGGGGTACCCAAACCAGGAAGCACCCATCCACCAGCCTTGTAGGCTATGGCGCCAGTTGCTAGCACAGCTGTACCAGCAACAAGCGTAGCAGCAACCTTAGCAGCACCTACAATAGGACTTATAACCGGGTCTATAGCGTCAGCAATACCTTCAGTATTGGGTGGTTCACCACCAAATATATCCTCAGATACAGAGAAGTCGCCTCCGAATAGTTTCGCAGATCTTCTAGACATCGCTATCTGCCAGGCCGTCTGGGCATCTGCGTTATCTGCCGCACTACCTTGCTTGTTAGCGAATCCGAACATCCAGCTAAGAATGTTATTAGTACTACCTAAGTCGTCAGTACGAAGCCCAACAAATGACTCTTCAATGTCTGTCATTGCAAGGGAAGCAACCTTCATTGCTTCAAGTACAGGCCAACTACTAATCTCATTAGCGATTACAACAGCGCTAGGCTTAATCTCGGTAATGTATCCAGTTTCAAAGCTAAAGCTATCAACTACTTGCTCGACCTCTACTGGCCCAACCATGTCATTGTAGCTATCCTGTAGGATACAAATATCCCATGGACGAATACGAGGATTGCCTAGTGTTATGATTTCCCCACGATACATTTCTCTCATGTTGTGCAGAAGCTGACCCATACCGTATCGCATAGCCATTTGGTAGCCACGACAGTTTCTGTATGGAGGCATAGGCATAACCCGAGCCTTGTAGTCCGGGGTACTCCAATGAGCTTTGAACAACGCACTTCCAACCGCCTCGGCAGGCTGGTCAGTGTTCCTGCTACCCTCGTTAAAGTACGTAACATCCACTGCATTGTATACAGCGTTTTCACTACTGATTAAACCATTCCAAACGATATCTCTACTACTAGTAAGTGTATGGTAACGCCTAAAGGGAACAAACCGCAGCTTGAGTCCACGAAGGTATTCATCCATAGCACGACCAGTCATTACTTGGTTAAGTGCCGCTTGAACCAGCTCATCAGCAGCATCAAAACTGCTAGACTCTCCAAGACTAGGATCAAAAGCTTCAGGACTTTCGCCAGTTCGCGCAAGCTCATCGGGATCAAAGAAGTAGGCAGCTGCGTCAACAGGATCAATACTATCAGTATTCATAAGATCTGTAGTGATCAAGTCACGAACCTCTGTAAGGCTGAGACCACTAGGGGTCTCGTCGCCATAAAGCTTACGGTACTCAGCTATATTAACCTCACCCTCAAGAGCGGCAGATAGGCTATTCATTCTGCGAACGAATTGATTATCAGCTCCCCGAGCCCAGTATCTCTGACTAGGCACACCAAAGAACATAGTGTATCGGAAATCCGTTCCATAAGGACGCGAACCGTATATCCATCCAGGATGGCGGAGACTACACTCGTGCAGAATATCCCAGATGGTACTTCCAACAATATTGTATTCCCAACTCTGTGGAGTAGCTTTCTTTTCTAAGAGATCCTCTGTTAAGAACTTAGCCGCAACAAGCCCAAAGTCCTTGCTAAGAAAAGCAGTCGACGCTCCGACGTATACAACGTTTTTAATGATGTCATTGTAAGTCTGCTTCCATGTTCCATCATCAAGGATCATATAATCCTTGGGGTGAGGTGGAAAAATATTATCATCTCGGGGACTAAGCATAATGCTGCTTTGAACCGTACGGAAATACCTATGGGCTCTACCAGCAGTCTTGTCTAACACAGGGTCGATGAGGGTACTGAAAGCATCCAATATCAATCCGGCTCCGGCTCCGGCAGCTACGACTTTTGGGAAGTCCTTGATGAAAGCCATACCAAGAGTCTTGAAGGGTTTGCCAGTTATATTAGCTGCGATACCCTGGCTAAAAGTGCCATCAAGCACCCATTGGCCAGCATCGATCCTAGCCCTTGCCGCTGCATGGCTGCTAACCATTTGGTTTACTGCGTCATCGAGGCTTGCACTACCCCTCTTGAAAAGCTTAAGCGCAGCCGCCTTCTCAGACCTAAAAAGTCTTTTGGCGAAATCTTTACCACCAATCTCAAGGGCAGTCCTCGCGGTATGTTCAAGCGTTCCACGAAGTGCAGTCCTTGCAGCTGCTGACTGCAAGGCAGTAACACCTGCTGCTTCTGAAGCACCAGCTTTGACTAGCGCTTTCCGAACCGCTCTGTGAGATAGCTTACCGACAACACCACGAGCAGCCAAACTGCCACCAATGCTACCACCTAAGAGGCCCTTCTTGCCTATCCATCCGATAAGCCTGCCGGCCCCAGGGAAACGACTAAGCAGCGCAAATCCACCCATAGCTAAGCCAAGAGTAATTAGCTTATGATTAAGAAGCCATCCCATAGCGCCTTTTGAGTATCTGAATTTGCCCATCCAACCATCTTTACTATAGTCGTAAAAATCAAGAGTTAGGTCCTGGCCTACTCCCACCTGATCAAGTCTGCCAAATTCCCAACGACCAAAATGAGCAAGCTCTGGCTCAAGCATCATTGTGCCAATGAGCTGATGAGTGGTAGCAAATGTTGCTGGCGTCGACGAAGCATTGGTACCCTTGATAGCCTGCATCAACTCTGCGCCGAAACTCTGAACTGTTAGTTCTGCAGTATCGCCCTGCTTGTTCCACTGGACATCAACTACTCGACCGCTAATTAGAACTTCAAGTTCACTAGGGTCATTTGAATACCCGACTCTCAATTGGATATTTAAACCTGGACGAAGGACAACAGCCCCAAAAGGCTGGTCCTGATCACTACCAGTAAGGACTGGGTCATTACCTAACGTAGTTTCTACATCATCAGCTGCAGCATCAACTTCCCTGCTAAAGTAATCCAGGTCAGTAATAGCATTACGCTTAGTACCGTCTAGCGTACCTCCGACATTCTGAATAGTAATGACAGCATGATCAGCTGCGCTCTTTCTGGAACGAACCACTGTAAAGCTAGTAACTCCATTGTAACTATAGAAGTCATCGAAGTTTAATAAGCGGCTTTCAAACTCGTCTTCCTCTACAAAGTACAACTTAAACGTAGGATGTGCCCGACGCATCATCATTTTCTGGCTAATAATATCATTGGAACTTTGAAGCGCAAGCAACTCGATGTCTTTAGAACCAAACTTATGAGCAGGTGCAGCAGTGTTAAACATGCTAAAGCTGTCATTGGCTGCTTGCGTTGCGAGACTCTTGTCTACTTCGTCTGTGACACCGAGGCGATGTCCAAACATAGGTGTAACACTTTCAACTTGTTCTTTAAGAGTCTGATATGCGTTACCAATAACTTTAGAGGGATACTGAATACCAGCGCCCTGTCCGTAAGGCCCCTCAAACAAACTCAATCGAGCATGCAGCGCGTTATTGCTAGCGATGCCAACCCTCTTTTCATCAGGCAAAACACTAAGGAAGTCATCAATATCTTTTTGGTCGTCATCATATGAATAATAAGGAGAGACCATAGCCGTCTGGTCAGAACCTTGATAGTTTCCATCGCTACCTTCAGCTCTCAGTCTAGTGAGCGGGCTGAAGTCAGCATCTATATTCGCGTCTTGGAGGGCGCTGTCCTTACCGGCACTATGCTTTTTACCTGTTTGCAACTCTTGTAAGCTGCCGTAGCAATCAGTTACTATCTGCTTGATAGCGTCTTTAAGACTATCACGAACAGAAAGATTTAGTGCACCACCATCCTGATACATGTTCCACATGTAGAAGTCTGGAGACACTGCGTATAGTGTTCCATAGTAAGGGTGATAAGGCAGGTCTAAATCTGGATAAGCGGAACTGCCTCGCATGCTGGTATTAGCGTTAAGCGAAGAAAGCTCCTCACGATCAATAGCGCGAAGCATACTTTGTTCGTTAATAATGTCGTCAGCAATACGAGCAAGCAGCCCTTTAAGGTATTTCAGCTTACTTTGTTCGTGAGCTAGATCTGAAGTCCATATGAAGTGGCTTCCTGGGTTGCGTAAGCTTTCGATGTCACCGTAAAATGATTTTAACACAGAGCCAGTTTCTGGAAGAATAACCTGTTCATTCTCATCAAGACCAATCAGGGGCCCAACTAAAACGTTGTTGTCCTCATCAGTGAGTACGATTGTGTCAAAGCCAATATCACCATCTAGCCCCGACTCTTGCAGGGCGTGGCCATTAGCAGTATCACCAGCAAGATCTTTGGAGACCCTAAACATAGGAGTAGCAGTGTACTCTCTAGTCTGCCAGTATCCAGACGAGATAGTAGCGGCAGTAATCTGCTGGTCTATTGTTGAAAATATAGGGTGCTCATCTCTGTTCTCAAGGCTCCCAAGTATTGGACCTACAAGCCGCGCACCAATAGAACTCCGAATCCGTTGATCAGCCCTCATAACAGCTAGCGGCAACATGTCTACATACTGCGTACCAATCAGTTCATTGCCCTCTGTAATAAATCGTTCCAGCTTATCCCTGGACTTAATCGCTAAGTCATCGCCACCACGGTCCGCCCTGGACTGCCCTCCAGTAAGCACATTGAGTTGATCAAATGGGGTAGCAACCAGTGCCTCAAATCCAATATCAGGAGCATCTATCAACCATCTCCAAACAGTATTCGTACCAACAGTAAGGTAAGTAGTCCAAGAACCACGATGATGCCAACGGGCAACGTAGTCTTTAACATCATCTGCAATCAGGTGGTTGCTTTTCCACCCCAGCCAGTTGGGATTGGAGGTAAGCCTATCAACTGATTCGGCACGTAACATTCCTTGCCCTGGGATAACAGGGGCGGTTACTGCAGCGGTGTACTTAAGAAACTCTTGGGTAGCTCTCCACATGTGTGGTTCTGCGCCGAGATTATATAGCGCTTCGTCGACAACGCCCTCTGCTAAGGACCTGCCGCCAGTACGTCCACTGCCAACATACTCTACAGGCTCAGCCAAGGTGAGCTGAGCAGTCATTAAGATATCGTCAATCAGTTCTCTATAAACAAGCAGTTGCTCTAACGGGATCTCTGAAAGAAGGAGTAGGTCCTGCGAAGAAGTAAGAAACTCTGACAAATCGTAAGTACGAATCTGTTGTGTTACCTCCCTCTGGGTCCTTACCCCTTCGCGTAAACTTGAGGAGCTATAACTTGTCACCATTCGGCTGGTAGTACGATTTGTCATAGTCCCGTTAACATCGCCACCGAGTAAACCAGCGCTCTCAACTATTACATAGCCTTCTCCATCTTCGGGAAGATGGAATGGCAAGATACTTGTATCCAGGATTCCAGACTCAATCAGGTCTCGTAACGCACCATCGGGATCAGGAAGAATCATGCGATTGTTATCAGGCCCAGTGATATACTGAGGGATTCTGCCAGAGAAACCAAGAACCCCGAGACTAGGGGAACTATACTCTCTTACTTCAAACTGTCCAAAGTCTGCGAGCCCAGGATTAGAGAGGTTTCCACCACTTCTTTGAGCTATCAATATCAGCCCAAGTAATGGCAAATAACGTTCAGCCAGCTCAAGGTTGTAAACGCCTTTAAGCGCCTGCTCTCTAGCAGTTTCGTTAGCCTCAAGTGATGGGCTATTTTGTGAGATAGCTTCTTCATCGTAAGGATTAGTTTCATTAAACTCATAGGTGTGAGTCGTCAACCCAGGAGAACCTTCTACGGTTTGTGAGACAGCGCGACTGATAAGCATACGACGCTTAAACGCAATATCAGATATAACGGCGCCTTCTCCTCCAACAGCTTCTTCAACTAAAAAGTCTGTCTCAACGTAACTACCTAGTAACCGGGTAATGAAGGACTCCCCAAGAGCACACCAACTATCCCTAATGGGGCGGAACCTGCGACCATTATGCTGTAAGACACTACGCATACCTTCTATCATCTGGGCGCCCTGCGACATTCCACCAAGGTCACCCTGGTCATCAATCGAACAGAACTCAAAGCTATAGTATGGTTCAATACTTCCTAGGTGCTGCTGAGTAGGGAACTCTTGTCCGAGAATAGGAATGTTTGCGACTATGTTACGTAGTCCGCCAGATACACCGGTGTTAACTACGTTATCGGTCTTAAAGTATTCAAGAGCCCCAGTCTTTCGTATCTCGTCCAGATTTCCACTTCGAGCATTAAGAGTCCAGTGCTTCCACCAGACATTAATAATATCTTCGTCAGCATCGTAGTAGAACCAATCATCTTCAAAAAGTCTAAAGACCAGTTCTTTAACAGCTTGTTTCTGATCCTCTGGAAAGTCCTCTAGATTATCTACCCGTTCTGTAACGTCAGATGCAGTAGGGAGCTGAGCAACTCCACTATTAACACCACGCGTAGCATCAATAATATGCTCGCCATAAGGGGCGAGTAAAAACGAATTGATAGGGTCTACAGGAACGCGGTCATAGTATAGGGTTCCAGCCTGTTCGTTTCTAGCCATATGTATAAGCGTGTCGTCTGGCCATGGCGGCAACTGTACACCTTGCATATCTCTACGTTCCCAGTACTCAAAGTGCAAGTGAGGGCCAGTACTACCCGCATAGATAGCAGACCTTCTATTCGCAGACGTATTCCAAGGGAGCACTCCATTGATATTGCGTACGAAAATATCGCTCAGTTGTTCAAAGACCCAGTCCTCTTTAAAGGTACTGGTGGTTCCTACTGTTCCAAGCTTAAAGCCTAAGCGAACATCTTCCTCCGTAATGGGATGACCGCCTGCGAGCTTTGCTCGTGCCTCTGCGCTAATAGAGTCCAGATGCATGTAGAAGCCAATCGCACCATCAACATGATTGATGCGTACGCGCTGACCACCAGTTCGGAACTCACTCCAAAAGAAAACATTAGGATCGTCAACGTTCGGAATGATAGTGCCAACCGGGATCTTAGTCTCAACGCGAAGTCCAGAGACAACCACATCAGGAAACCTATCCTCAATAGATCTGCGCCATTCATCCTGTAGGGCCGCTGCCTCTAAAGGGACCTTCTCTTTGGTAATAACGTTGCCAGCGTACCAAGTTTGACCACCGTTACGATGGTCTACGATACTACTAATAGTACCAGGTGCAACAGCAAAAACAGTTGACCCAGCTGGGGCTCCTATGTCGAGACCATAATGCACACTAGGCTTTTTGTCAGGCAGAGCCCTCCACGTACTAGAATGCTTCTGTGCGCCATGACTAATATAAGTATCAATCAACTTACTGAATGGAATCGGCACCCCGTTTAAATCACCGATTGGAGTATGTTTGCCATGAGGTCTGCTCCAGCCTGAGCGACGTCTCATCCAGCCAGTTTGAACATCATTCTCAAACCAAGGTATGAAGTCTGCAGAGCCATATCCAGAAACATTAACCGCTGGTAAAGTCCTTTCTACGGAACGATCGTAGATAGTCTTAATGTGCTCTTGCCATTCTTGCGGGAACCGAATATCCTTGTAAGTAGCAAACGCAAAGCTAACGCCACCTTGGTAGCCAAGCATTTTGTTCAGCCACTTAGAAACAAGGCGACTATGCTCCTTGGTGGCAGGACGGCTAAGAGGCATAGTCAAAGGCTTACCGTCTGCAGGGTCTCGCTCTAACCCAAAGAATAGTCCTGAAATTCCTGCGGCAACTAAGTCTGCTTCTACATCAATATCAAAGTTCTTCTTGAGAGCATCTCTCTGTAAGTAATTGATATACCGTACATAGATACGAGATTGGATCGGTTCAAGCACGTAGGGCGATGGACTCATTCTATCTGGCAGAGGGAGCATATCGAACACATCGCCGTGATGCACTGCTATCATGTCGTCTAAAGTTCTGTTGGCGTTATTCATATACTCTTCGCCAATCAGACTCCACTGCCTGTGGGTTCCAATCCCTCCAGCGTCTTGAACGTCAAGAGCAACATCAGAACGAGCAATGATGTTTGGTCGATACTGCCGCTCAAACTTATCGTCAAGATCCCAGCCGATAGTCATCCGAACAGCAGGAGTATCAGTACGACCTTCTTCTCCCTGGAGCCATTCAGTAGCCCAGTCCTGACGGTATAGGAAGTTGTGGGTATAAGGACTGTAGTTGAACCACGTAAGTTGCAGTTGCATTACCCAAGAATCACTTGAGTTTGGTAGCGGCGAAACATTAACACTAGTCATAGTGAATGCCATGTTCTGGCCAAGAGACCATTCAGGAACAATGGATTCTCTTAGAAACCTATTCTCAATATAACAAAAAGGACTATGACGAAACTCCACCAGTAAGCGGTGGAGGTCGAGCATCTGGTCGCCAGTGAAAATACTAACAAGCTGAATCGCAGTCTGACCATGCCCACTAGGAATCTTAGTACTACTTTTTGAGCGCAAAGTCTTCCACTGGTAGATTAAGTCTTCCTTTTGAACATTGATATTAGAAGGCGGGATAATAAGGCTAATGTCGTTAATAACAAAAACATTACTGTCGTGCAATTCATAAGGGTCTGCACCTTGTCTAATCATTAGTACTCACCCATTAGTCTATCTACGTAAGAGCTAGTAATTGGCTTACGATGGTCATTAATCAAGATAGAACCACCGAAGTTTCCTGAGCCCATGCGGTTTAGATACGAAGTCATTTGGCCTAACCCACTCTCGCTGTGCACCTCACCTCGTACCTGATACCCATTGGGAGCATTCATGTACGTAGTAGGCGTGTTGATTGGTGTGTTCATCATATCATAGTTACTTTGGCGATGTGACATTTGGTCCCCTGAAGGACCAACCTGACTGTTGCTAAACAAGCTGCCCTGTGACACGGCCTGGTTTAAGCGACCGCTAGGCATTTCCCCGGCAGCAACAATAGGAGTAGGAGCATAGCCCTGGTCTCCCATAACACCGAAAGCAAGGGCACTACCGAGCAATCCAGCAGCTATTGGTGCTGCACCCTTCAAGTCCATACGGGCCATCGTATCTTTGATACGGCCCATAGAAAGACTGGCGCTACCAGCAGCATCTTGAATACGGTCAGCACGATACCCACGCATGGAACTACCAAGCATACTGTCGCCACCAACTAGGTTGCCAAGAACCTCCATTCCATTAAGTCCATTAAGCCCTCTCTCTAGCTGGCCAGCAGTCATGTCCGCGCCACCATACTTCTGAGCCATACCAGCAGCAGATTCAAGCACGTCTACAACACCGTCCAGCGTACTTCCAGAATGACTCATCCCTGCCGTAAGCTTAGAGACCACACCCTGAACCCGCTTACCGCCTTTCACTGTGATAGGCCCAGGAGCTGTCATGTCACCGGTATCATAACCAGTATCTAAGAAGATCTTCTCTTTCAAGAAACGACGCATAGAAGATCCATCACCCTTCATGAGGCTATCCGCAGCACCAGTAAGCTCTTCAGCCAAAGGCATATAGCGCTCATGCTTCTTAGCCTTTAAGAGTACTTGCTCAGTTAATGCACCAAGCATACCTCTAGCCTCAGCACCCTCTCGACCATCTGGACCGAAAGCTAAGACCGCATCCTGGAGCGGGCGCAAACCAACATCCAGCTTACCGGTACTCTGGTTCAATGCAATTTCCTTCATAGCATTTTCATATTCTGCGCCACCATCAACAACACCTGGCAGTGTGGCGTGGAAAGCTTTCATGCC